CGAAAACGGAAAAAGAAAAAAGTACGCGCTATATAGCTATTTTATGTAATCCCTTTTTACTCCTCTCGCGCGGAGTTTTTGTTTATTAGGATAGAGAGGGTATAAAGGGTCATTCGACCCGCACCAACACTGGAAAGTTGATCCGCAAAATCGTGATTATTGCGAGGGGATTGCGTAGCGATTGCGTGGCTTTGCGAGGCCATTTTTCCAAAATCCCGAGTTTTTCGACCGATATGGGAAATCCCATAACGGAAAACGGCGAACCCGAAGGCCCGCCGTCATGATCATCAGTCAACCACTGTTAGAGTTCAGTGTCTTCCTCGAAATCCCCCTCACCGAGGTACCCGTTAAAAAGCTGATGCACTTCTTCGCGATTGATAACCAGGTCACCCTCACCATCACGTTTGACGTATTTGGAACCGTGCTTCGCATACACCACGGTCATCCGTCCTTCGATGGTGAAACGGTCACGAACCAGATAGCCCATCTTCGTCATGTAGGTGGTCTGAGCTTTGGTTTTTGCTTCATCCAGGCCATCGAAGTTCTGCAGCGCCTCTTTGAGTCGGGACGTCACGATTAGCTCTTTGGTAACACCGGTCGTTTTACCCTCTTTAATCAACTCCTCGACGCACGACATCCAGTCTGGTTTCGACATGCGAATCATACTGGCGCGCGCTTTGGTGATCGGGGCTTTGCTTTTCGGGTTAAAGTCCGGGCTGAGTTTGTAATCGAGGAACCATTTACGGAGACCGCCCGGCGACATCTCCAGCGCCTGATACAGCTTTTCGTAATAATCCTCATTGGCCTGCTCGAACTCGTCCAGCGCCTCACGGCTCTGCCACTGGCTGCTGAGAACCAGGTAACGACGGTCGTTATCGTCAATTGGCAGCGCATCGTTGAAGTTAGTGAATAACAGATAGTTCGTGGTGTTCTTCGCCGTGTACTGGTCTTTGCCTTTCGCGTGGACCTCGATGTGGTCATTCGTGATCTGGTCTTTCAGGTTGTTCAGGATCTCGAAACGGTTGTGGCCCGCCAGCCGGACCTCCTCGATAGCCGTCACACACTGGCCCACCGCCCAGCCGTTAAAGTCGCCTTCCAGCGATTTGGCTTTCATCACACGGACGTTCGCCATGCCCATCACGGTTTCCAGCAGGCAGCGGAAGAATGACTTTCCGTCACCCTGAGTACCCTGCAGCAGCACGGCATAGTTAACGCGACGCCCCGGGTTTTGTACGACAAACGCCAGCCAGTCCAGGAACATTTCGGCTTCACGCTCGTCCGTCAGCAGGTGCTTAACGTGCTGCTTAACCCGGCGCACGGCAATCTTGTCTTTCGGCGTCAATTCGTCGGACGCCAGCGGTACCAGGTCTTCGCGATACGAGTTCGCAAAAATCTTGCCATCCTCGCGATACAGATTACCTGCACCCGGCTCATAGCGAACGCCGTTGACCACCTTGATCTCGTAGAAGTCGAGCGCAGCCTGGCTCGCGGTGCCGATATCCACACCACGGTTTTCTTTCAGGCTTTTCACGTACCGGTTAAAGTTCGCGTTGAAGCCGGTCATAGTCACCGCGTGGTCAAAGCCAGCCTTCACGAAAGTATCGGCAGAGTCGTCGTACACCCAGCCCGACAACCATTTGGGCAGGTTTTCACGATCGAGTTCGTAGGCCAGCGCCTTGCGCACGTCCGGCACGCTGATAGTCGCGGGCTTAACGCTCTTTTCGTCGATGCCCATTTTGGTCTGCTCGCGGCGGCTGGCAGTCTGGTACGCATCGCGGGCAATCGCTTCGAGAGAGCGACGAGCCATGATGTCCAGGTCAGCGCGTTTCACCTTTTTGGCGACCTTCGACCACTCCTGCAGCGACCGGCAGTCCATAAATTCACTGGACAACTCCAGCAGCAGTTTCGCGGTAAATTCGGTCTCCGCGTCACGCGCGTATTTGTAGATCGTGCGGGCGGTAATCGGCGTCTGGCGCTTATTGTGGTGGTCGAACGAACGCCACTTTTTGCGGGACTCGCGTGGGTCGAACTTTTCAGCGGCCTCGCCCCATTCATCCCATAGCTCCAGGCCCTGGTCGGAACCACCAAACTGGTGATAAAGCGCCATACCGATATTCAGCCATACATCGTAATCGGCCTCATTGTTCGGGATGGAGAGCAGCACCTTGCGGAGTTCATCGATCTCGACGTCCAGCGGTGGCATCAGCACATCACGGTCCCACGAATCATCATCATCCGGGTCATCTTCGCCGGAATAGACCGCACGCTGCAGGGTCTGGCCCGTTTTACGTTCCCACCCGGCATCCGCTGCCATCTCGTCGAACTTGTCGATGATCTCGCGGGCCATGTCGATGGTCAGCAGCGGCAGGTCCTGCACCGGGATCTCCAGTGGGCTTTTCCCCACCCACTCATACGGGCGTTTCGTGTCTTTGTGGGTACCGAATGCGACGAATTGCTGGCCTTCCCCGAGAACTTCAACCGCGTGGGTAAATCCGAAGTCAGGATCTTCCCATACACTCGATTTCAGCTTTCGGAATGGTTCATCAACCCTGAAAAGCAGAAGCGCTTTCGGACGTTTCCCGTAGCGAAGTGGCTCGGAAACGCCGTATTCTTCCTCAATCCAGGCCAGCATCGCCGCCGACATGTCATCATCCAGGCAGTCGATGTCCACCGCCGGGGTATTCGCGGTTACGATCCCTACACCGCAGTCTCCTTTGTCATCATCAAGCCAGGCGCGCAGCATTCGCTGATCAGCTGTAATTTTCTGCCAACCGTCGATAAACGGGCGCTTTTCTCCGCGCAGGATCGGGGTGATGTTGTACCCGTTATCCAGCAGCGTTGCGCCGACTTCTTTTAATGTGGTCTGACTCATTTCGAATCCTTATTCGTTGCTCATTTCCGGTGATACCAGGCATTCCCAGCGAACTACATCGCGACCAACCAGGCGCTCAATCTCCTTAGCGCGATTTGCCGGTACAGTGCATTTGCGTTTCCAGTGACCAAATACAAAAGGCGTTAATTCCAGTTTTTCAGCCAACCCCTGGAGGCTGCAGGAAGGGCTGGCGTGGCAAGCGGCGATGGCTAAGAGGAAGTCTAGTCTTTCGGCGGCGCTGCCCTTTGCGTACCATTTTGGCACTCTCATTCGGTTCTCCTTATTATATACATGTCGCGGGAAGCATACACGGGTGCAAATTTACGGTCAATGTAAATTGAAATCCGGTACCCGGCGCTGATGATCTCAAAAAAATCGTAAAAAAATCATCAACGGGTATTGACGGGTACCTTAGCAATCTGTAAATTGCATCTCAACGGAACGGGACTGGCCCGCTACGTTAAACCTACAATCATGCTTACAGGAGCAACAAAATGTCTTTAGAACAAAAAATCGAAACTCTGACCGTTGAAATCGTTTCCCTGAAAGAAGTTATCGCGGGTCTGATCGCAAACGGCGCTGCAGCACCAGCGGCAACCGAAACCAAAGCTGACGCTAAAGGCGCGGCTAAAGGCGGCGCGAAGGGCGGCAAGACCACCACCACCACCACGAAGGAAGACAAACCTTCTTCCGTTCACACCCTGCCGGAACTGCAGAAAATCCTGCAGGACTACAAAGAAGTGTTCGGTATGCCTGCTGCTAAGAAACTGCTGCCGGACCTGGGCTATGAGAACTCCAAAGCTGTACCGGCTGACAAGATCGATGAAGTGTTCGACCATGTTAACGGTCTGCTGAAAGCCGAAGCTGATAAAGACGGCGGCGAAGATCTGTAATGTCCCGCGGGATGACGCTTGAGCAGCTACTGAGTGAGCATCGTGACCACTCGATATTTGCTCCGTCAGGCGCATCCCGCTGGCTCGGTTGTCCGGGTTCACTGGTTCCGAACCTGCTGGCCCCGGACAATTCCGGGTACGACGCAGCCCTGGGCACGGTAGCCCACGGTGTTGCGGAGGAGTGGCTGACCTCCGGGAAGCGGCCTAAACACCGCGTCGGGGATGTTGAGTGGATCGTTAACGGCGGCAGGCTGTACCAGATTGAAATCGACCTCGAAATGCTGGACTACGTGGAACGCTACGTTGACTGGTGCCTGATGGTCGAGGGCGTCATGTACATCGAGCGGCGTGTCGATTTTTCAGTCCTCACCCCCATTCCCAATCAGACCGGCACATCCGATTGCATCGTGATTAACGACCGGAAACTGACAGTCAGCGACCTCAAATACGGCAAAGGCGTCCAGGTTTACGCGGAAAATAACCCGCAGGGACTCCTTTACGCATACGGGGCTTTTCTGGAGTTCGACTGGATATACGGCTTCGAGGAAATCGAAATCCGTATCTGCCAGCCGAGGCTTGAACATTTCGATTCATGGACCATCACCCGTGAGCAACTGCTCGAATTTGGGGAATACGTCAGGGAACGTGCAAAGCTGGCCTGGTCGCTCGACGCACCGCGTATCGCCGGGAATAAGCAATGCACTTTCTGCCGCGTAAAAGCCGATTGCCCGGCAATGGCGAAGATGGCACACGACGTCACCAGACTGATGTTTGCTGACGAGTTCGAACTGCAGGCCGACGAGATTACAGATCTGAGGCAGACTATCCGTGATGGCGGTTTCGATATCGACCCACCAGCACCGGGTAAACTCAACACCTCCGAACTGGCAACCATCGTCAAATACCGGAAAGCGATCGAGGCGTGGTTTAAGACCGTGGAAGTGGAACTCTGGCGGCGCGCCTGCGAAGGGCAGACCGTCCCGGGTTACAAGCTGGTGGAAGGCCGAAGCAATCGGGCCTGGAAATCCGAGTCAGCGGCTGAACGTCTCCTGATCAAAAAAGGCGTCGATTCAACCGACCTGTACACGGTAAAAATGGTTTCTCCGACGCAGGCCGAATCGCTATTGAAAAATAACGGTTACAAAGCGAAAGAGTTACCTGATATTCTGCAGCAACTGGTAACGAAGCCTCCGGGCAAGCCGTCGCTGGTGCCCCTGCATGACAAGAGACCTCCGATATCCACGACCATCCGCCAGATGTGGGATGACGAGGACGAAGATGGTGAAGAAGACTAACCGAATTAGGAATAACGAAAATGGCATTAGAAGTTGCGAAACGCGGTAAAAACTTTGTTCTGTACACCGACAACACGCTGAAAATCCTGCGTGTTCGCGCCTCCTTCGTCCACCTGGATGAACCGTGGGCGAACAAGCCGGAAGACAAGGCTAAGTACGGTTGTGCTGCGCTTCTCCCGAAAGACACTCATGACGAAGTGTACAAGATCATCGAAGGGTTGTGCCGCAAGCTGCCAGAAGCCAAAAACGTCCGTGTGTCTAAAAAGGACTGGTTCATCAAGGACGGCGACGATTCCAAGTACGAAAACGAGTATGGGCATTGGACGTTCAACTCAACGGAAACGCGCAAGCCGCCGGTTTATTACAAAGACGGCTCCCTGATCCCGGATAAGGACATCGAGGAAGAAATTCAGTCGGGTATGCTGATTGACATCATCATCCAGCCGTGGGTCCAGGACAATGACCACGGTACCAAAGTAAACGCGAGCCTCCGCTCCGTTCGCTTCCGCGAAGATGATGGCACTCGCTACGGATCTGCACCAGTGGATGTCTCCGGTGCGTGGGACGACGAAGAAGATTTCGACGACGACGAAAACGACCTGTAAGCGTAGTACCTTTAAGCCAGTAGCCCGTCCCAGTTTGGGCGGGCTTTTTTTTCAGCAGTACAACTAAACGCTCCACGCGAGGATAAAAGACAATGGCCTACAAACCACCCCGCCGCCCCCTGGTCACTCTGGACCTGGAGGTGTACCGCAATTATTTCCTGTTCATGGTCAAGGATTTCAAGACCCGCCGGGTAATATTCTCTGAGCAACACAACATCAAGGACGGCTCGGGCCTCGATATCGAGCGTATCCGCCACCTCCTTCGCAAATACACTACGGTGACCTTTAACGGCAACGGCTATGACATGCCAATGCTGGCGCTGGCGCTGCAGGGTGCCAACTGCCGTAAACTCAAGGAAGCCTCTGACCACATCATCCAGCACCGCCTCAAGCCGTGGGATTTCCGCGATATCTACGAGGCTGAGATCCCGGGCTACGTTGACACCATCGACCTGATGGAAGTCGCCCCGGGTGATGGCGGTCTCAAGCTGTATGGGGGCCGTGTCCATTCTCGCTGGATGCAGGACCTGCCGATTGAGCCGGATGAACTGATCACCGCCAGCCAGATTCCGGTTATGCGCCGGTACTGCTCAAACGATAACGAGGTGACCATTGATCTCTATAACGCGATGGTCGAAAAAATCGAACTGCGCTACGAGATGTCAGAGGAATATGGCGTTGACCTGCGAAGCAAATCGGATGCGCAGATTGCCGAGGCGGTAATCATCGGCACGCTGGCGAAAATGCGTGGCTGCCGACCGTATGACATCAAAAAGCCGCGTATCCCGGCGGGTACCAAATACCGGTACAACATCCCTTCGTTCATCAGTTTCCAGACGCCTGAGATGCAGGAAATCCTCGAACTGGTCCGTGACGCCTGGTACATCGTTAAGGACGACGGCTCGTTTGATATCCCGCCCGAACTGGACAAACTTATACCGCTGGGCTTCGGCACGTACAAGTTAGGCAACGGTGGCCTGCACTCCTCCGAGAAAAGGCAGGTCATCATTCGTCAGGACGACGAGATCCTGGTGGACCGCGACGTTGCCAGTTATTACCCGATGATCATTCTTATCCTGAAACTTTTCCCGAAACATTTGGGCGAGGCTTTCCTGGAGGTTTACAACGGGATCGTGCAGGGCCGTCTGAAAGCGAAAGGCACCACGAAGAAATACAAAAAGGCGTATGCCGCCAGTAACGACCCGGAAGACAAACGCCAGGCCGACCACTGGGCAATTATCACCGAGTCCCTGAAAATCGTTATCAACGGATCTTTCGGTAAGCTGGGCAGCAAATACTCGAAACTGTATTCGCCGGACCTGATGATCCAGGTAACCCTGACCGGTCAGCTTGCGCTGCTGATGCTCATTGAGTCGCTGCACCTCGATGGCGTTAACGTCGTGTCGGCTAACACGGACGGCATCATTATCCACACCAAAAAGCGTAATCAGGCCATTCTCGACCGCCACATCCAGGCGTGGGAGAAAAAGACCGGATTCGAGACTGAGGACACCCCATATACGGCGGTTTACTCGCGTGACGTTAACTCGTACATGGCGGTGAAAGAAGACGGTACCGTGAAGGCCAAAGGTGGTTTCTCTGACCCGCACGAAGACCTGCGCGTGAAGCTGTCAACCAACCCGACCAACATGATTTGCGTGACCGCGGTGAAAGCCTACCTGAGCAAAGGCGTCCCACTGGAGAAGACCATCCGCGCCTGTACCGACATCCGCGAGTTTATCTCCGTTCGCCGGGTTAACGGTGGTGGCCTGCTGGCTGACGAGGCGCTGCCGAAGAAAACCACGCAGAAGGAAATGACCGAGTGGTTGATTGCAGCAGGATGGGACAAAGTGGGCCGTCGGACGTTCGACCACTGGGACTATCAGGAGATGGACATCATCGACGCCTACGACATCGTGCGCTCGCAGGTCGGAACCGAGTACCTGGGCAAAGTGGTCAGATGGTATTACGGCAAAGGCTCGAAAAAGTGCATCGTGGTTAAAACCAATGGCAACACCGTGTCGAAGTCATATGGCTGTGTGCCGCTGATGACCCTGCCGGACGAGATGCCTGCTGACGTCGATTACGACTGGTACATCGAGGAGGCGAAAGGGATGCTGGAGAGCATGGGCGCGTTTGACGTGGAGTGCGAGCTATGACAGACCGCACCCGCGAGAGTACGCAGGAGAAAAAGGGCAACGAGTACGCCGAATCCCGCGGCTGGCTGGTCATGAAATTCGTATCGCCCGGCAAGCGGGCGGTGCCTGACCGCCAGTACCTGCGAACCAAAGACGGCGTTTTTCGCTGCGTGTTTATCGAATGGAAGGCTCCCGGGGAGGAGCCAACCCCACAACAATACAAACGGGGCCGCGACATCCAAGCCGCTGGCGCTGAATGGTACTGGGCCGACTGCCTGGAGGATGTGATCGATGTACTTAAATAAACTCAATCGCCAGTTGCGCGAGATGTTGAGCAAAATCGAACTGACCTATGACGACTTTCACGGGTACCAGCGTGACAGCGAGCAATTCCTGATCGATAACCCGTATTGCGGGCTGTACATCGACATGGGGATGGGAAAGACCGGTATTGCGTTGAAAGTGGCCTGTGACCTCCTGGACAACTTCGAGGTGGAGAAGGTGCTGATCGTGGCACCGCTGCGCGTGGCAAACCGGACGTGGCCTGACGAAATCGAAAAGTGGGAGTTCTCCGCGCCTTTCCGCTATCAGGTGCTGACCTGCCCCGAAGTGGATCGCCCGTATGCGTGCCAGTCCACCGCACCGATTCACATCATCAACCGCGAAAACATCCCGTGGCTGGTGGATTTCTGGCGCAGGAAGTGGCCTTACGACATGGTGATCATCGACGAGTCCACCAGCTTTAAGGATCACACCACGAAGCGTTTCAAGAAAATGCAACTGGTGCGCCCGTTCATGAAAAGGCTGGTGCTTATGACCGCATCACCGGCAGCAGAGTCCTATGTTTATTTCTTCGCGCAGATCGGCCTGCTGGACTATTTCGAGACATTCGGGAAATTCATCACGAAATTCAAGAAAAAGTATTTTGATTTCGACCGGTACACCTACGCACTGACCCTGCGCGAAGGCGCGGATAAGCAGATCGAGGAGAAGATTGCGCCGCTGTGCCTGGTGATGAAGGCCGAGGACTATCTCGATATGCCGCCGCTGTATCCGCGCCCCGAATACTGCACGCTGCCCGATAATGTGATGGAGATTTACAAGAAGCTGCAGCGCGATTTCATCGTGACCATCGGTGATCAGGAAATCGAGGCGGAGCAGGCCGCGTCCCTTTCCGCGAAACTGCGCCAGCTTGCTTCCGGCTTCCTGTATACGACGCAAACGGAGTATGACGCCAGCACGGACACTTTCAAAAAGCAGCGCGGCTGTGTGAAGGTCCACGACGAGCGTCAGCAGGAATTACTGCGCATACTGGAGGAATGCCACAACGAGAACGTGCTGATCGCCTATCACTTCAAAGAGTCACTGGCTGACATCAAGGCCGTCCTGCCGAAATGCGTGGTCATGGACAAAGAGGGCAAGTGTGTGACCAAATGGAACCAGGGCAAGATTAAGCATCTGGTCGCGCACCCTCAATCGGCGGGCCACGGGCTTAACCTGCAGAAAGGTGGTCGGCGCATCGTGTTTTACGATATGCCTGAATCGCTCGAATACTACGAGCAGTTTGTGCGCCGCCTTTTCCGTCAGGGCCAGACTCACGCATGTTTCGTGCATCACCTGATTATGAAGGGTACCCGCGATGAAATCGTGTATCAGGCGTTGCAGGACAAGGCCAACGTGCAGGGCCGTTTCTTTGAGGCGCTGAAAGCCATGCAACGCCAGCAGCGTGCCGAATTGCGCAAGAAGGTAACAGCAACCGAGGACGAGGAATTTTTATAATGGCAGGGAAAAAACAGATGCCGGTCGAAAAGACCACCGCGGGCGTCGATGAAGCGAGCAAGGGCGTCATCTACGAAGGGGCGACGCTCTCCCAGCTTTGCGAATTGTTTGGAATGGACTTCCGTACTCTGACCCGGCGCTTGCGCCGGTCTGACGTCAAGCCATGCGGCAAACGCAACAGCTATGATATTTATCATGTCCGGGAGGTGGCCCCCTGGGTGCTGCCGCCGAAGATGGACATTGAAGAATACATTAAGAACATGCACCCCAACGATCTGCCGAAAATGCTCACGAAAGAATACTGGGCTGGCCTGACGTCCCGGCAGGCGTATTTGCGCAGAGAGGGGGAATTGTGGTCAACTGACGAAATTCAGTCGGCCTTTGCAGAAATCGTCCAGATCCTGATTATGAACTCCCGCGTAATCGAGGATGAAGTGGACCGCAAAGCCGAGCTTACGCCCCGTCAGCGTGCCCTCGTCAAAGAGTCCATCGATCAGCTGATCGACTCCTGCAGGGAGAAACTGATGGAGCATTTCACCAGTCGCAGGAAACAAACCCTGGCAGCGAAAGAGAATGCGCTCCCGGGCATGGACGAGGAACACAACTACGATGACGAGGAACTTTGAATGCGTTGAAGACATCCTACTGGAGATGTTCGAAATGGTGCGCGCGCCTGAGCGTATCACCGTTTCCGACGCTGCTGCTCAATATCGTAAGGTTTACTCCCCGGGCGCTCCGTCAGGCCCGTGGGATAACGACCTGACCCCATACATGCGCGAGCCGATGGACATGTTTCCATCGCGCGAGATCAAAGGGCTGATTTTCGTCGGCCCTGCCCAGTCCGGCAAAACGGATGCCCTGATCCTGAATACCGTCGCCTACTGCGCCAAAGTGGACCCGATGGATATGCTGGTCTACTCCCCGACGCAAAAAGCCGCCCGAGATTTCTCAATCCGTCGTATCGAACGTCTGCATACCCACTCCCCGGAAATCGGCAAGATGCTGCTGACCGACCGCGACGCAGACAACACTTTCGACAAGCGTTACAAAACCGGCATGATCCTCACGATGTCCTACCCGACCGTCACCGAACTGGCGGGCCGACCGGTGGGCCGAATTGTGATGACCGACTATGACCGCATGGACGACGATATCGGCGGCGACGGTTCGCCGTATGACCTGGCCTCCCAGCGTACCAACACCTTCGGCTCCCTCGGGATCTGCGTGGCAGAGTCGTCCCCGTCTCGCCCGGTTGAGGACCCACGCTGGATTGCGAAAAGTGCGCATGAAGCGCCGCCGTGCAAAGGGATTATCGATCTCTACAATCAGGGCGACAAACGCCGCTGGTATTGGCCTTGCCCGGATTGCGACACAATGTTTGAGGGCGAATTTAAATATCTGGTATGGGACGGGAAGGATAGCGATGACTCGGAACTCACGACGCTGCAGAAGGCAGAAACGGTCCGTATGGTATGCCCTCATTGCGGGGTACTCATTCACCCGGATGAACGCTACGAAATGAACCGCTGGGGGCAATGGCTCCCGGATGGAATGTATTTCGATGAACTGGGCCGTATGCGAGGGAATGTCCCGCGTAACCTGACCCGCTCGTACTGGCTGAAAGGCGTGGCGGCGGCATTCACCACCTGGAAAAAGCTGGTCGTGGAATATCTGGACGCGGAGGCGTCATACTCGCGCACGCTGTCCGAGGAGTCACTGAAAAAGTTTTACAATAACAACCTGGGCGAGCCGTACCTGGCGAAATCCCTGCTGTCCGTCAGAACCCCGGAAGCACTGCAGTCGCAGGCCCAGCCATTCAAAAAACGCATGGTACCGGCAAACGTCCGTTTCCTGGTGGCCTGCGCCGACGTCCAGAAAGACCGCTTTGTGGTAATGGTGTGGGGCGTGCTGCCGGGTCGCCCGGTGGACATGGTGGCGGTTGACCGGTTCGAGGTGATTTTCTCCGATCGCGAAGACGAGCATGGTCGAAAAATGCCGATCGACCCCGCCGGGCAACTGGGCGACTGGCATGTACTGAAACGCGAGGTTATGCAGAAAACCTACCCGCTCGACGGCGACGAGAAGAAACGCCATATGCAGATTCGCCTGACTATGTGTGACTCCGGCGGTCGCGCAGGCGTAACCACCAACGCATATAACTTCTACCGCGAACTCCGCGAAGAAAACGGGCATTCCCGATTCCTGCTGGTCAAAGGTAGCGGTAACCCGAACCACCCTCGCGCCGTGGTGACTTACCCGGATTCGAGCCGTAAGGACCGTCATGCTGGCGCGCGCGGCGATGTGCCGGTGCTGCAGATCAACACCAACATCATCAAGGACACCCTCGATGGTCGCCTGAACTGCACGACGCCGGGCCGCGGTATGGTGATGTTCCCGGACTGGATGCCGGACGAGGTGTTTAGCGAAATGTGTGCCGAGGTGCGTGGGCCAAAAGGCTGGGAAAACGCCAACGGCGCTCGAAACGAGGCATGGGACCTTGCGTCATATTGCGTGGCAGGCTGCATCTCCGAATACCTGAATATGGAAGTTACCAACTGGGAGAACCCACCACGCTGGGCTGCTGACTGGGATGAAAACACCCTGGTGACCCTCGACCCTGAAATGAAGCGATTTGCGCCGCGTCGGTCGGCACAATATGATATGGCTAAATTCGCGGAACAACTTGCATGAGGATCGTGCTATGTCCATTCTACTGAGCTTAACCTGTGACCAGCTTGCCGACCGACTTGCGTCGGCGCTGGATGCCCTACATGCGTTGCAAACTGGTCGGCAGGTTGCCGAGGTCGTCGATCAGAATGGCGAGCGCGTCAAATTCACCGCAGCCAGCTTCCCGCGCCTGACCATGTACATCACGCAATTGCAGCAGGCAATGGCGGCGAAAGGATGCAATGGTGCAACTGGCGATTGCCTGGCCCCACTGGAGTTCACATTCTGATGACTAAAATGGCGAAAATGGAAACCCCGGTGATCGCGGATGCGCCGCCGATGGAGAAACAGGCCCTCGGTGGTGGCATCGAAGGCGCACAACGGACGTCCCGCGAAACGGTGAACTGGTCGCCACCGCAACTTATTTCGCCGGACTCACTGATCAACCCAGTTAAGGATATGGCTGATGCGAGAGCGCAGGACCTTTTGCAGAACGATGGTTACGTTACCGGGGCGCTCCATACAAACCGCGATTCTATTGTCGGCGCTCAGTACATGGTCAACGCCACCCCTAACATTGACGTACTGCAGCAACTGGTGGCGACGTCCAAAGATAGCTGGTCGCGCAAAATTCAGTTTACCGAGGCATGGCTTGAGAACTTCCAGGCAGTTGCGGAGGCTCGCTTTAACCTTCTCGGTGATTCCCCGCGGAACTGGCTGGACGCATCGCGCCGCAATACGCTGACCGACATGATTCGCCTGGGCATTGCCTCGCACCTGATTACCGGTGAGATCACGGCATCCGCTGAGTGGATTCGTCAGAACGGGCGTCCGTGCAACACTGCCATCCAGATGATCAACCCGGTGCGCCTGTGCAACCCTAATATGCAATCGGATACGGTGAATATGCGCAAAGGCGTTGTGTCCGATACGTGGGGCCAGCCGGTGTCCTACTGGATTCGCAATGGCTATCCGTATGACCCATTCAACATGACGGAAAACTACAAGTGGACCAACGTGGCGGCAGAAAAGCCGTGGGGCCGTAAACAGTTTATCCATATCGTCGAGCAATTCCTGATTGACCAGACTCGCGGCATTAGCGAGATGGTGGCAGCGATGAAGCAGATGCGCATGACCCGCAAATTCCAGGACATCACCCTGCAGAATGCCGTGGTCAACGCGACATACGCTGCAGCCATCGAGACGGAACTGCCGAAGGACATGATCTGGCAGACAATGGGCGGCGGGCAAAATGAGTTTGCGAATAACGGTATTGGCGATTTCATGGCGGGCCTGGCGCAGTACATGGCGGCATCGAAAAACATTCACCTCGATGGCGTGAAAGTGCCGGTGCTGTACCCTGGTACCAAATTCCAGACGAAGACCCTCGGCACGCCGGGCGGTGTGGGCACCACCTACGAGGAGTCATTGCTGCGTAACGTGGCAGCGGCTTTCGGTCTGAGTTACGAGCAGTATTCCCGCGATTTCTCGAAAACTAACTACTCGTCTGCACGCGCCTCGATGGGTGAAACGCAGAAGCGAATGAACTCGAAGAAAAAGGTTATCGCTGACCGATTTGCGACGGATATCTATTACCTATGGATGGAGGAGGAGATCAACGCGGGCAATCTGCCGCTGCCGGGAAACTGTACCGCCGAGGAGTTCGCCGCGTTCTTCTATCTGCCGCTGGCGAAAGAAGCGCTATGCTCATGTTCATGGATTGGGGCGAGCCGTGGTCAGATCGATGAACTGAAAGAAACTCAGGCCGCTATCCTGCGTATTAACTCCGGTCTCTCAACGCGCGAAAGAGAATCGGCTCGACTGGGCGACGACTGGCGCGCTAACATGCGGCAGCTTAAACGCGAAAAACAAATGGCGGCTGAACTCGGTCTGGACTTCTCGGGCCAGGCGACAAAGCCGGGCGCAAATGATGCCGCCAATACGGTTAACCAGTCAGGCAGTGACAACGCCGACAACAATGATGACAAGGAGTAAGTGATGATGAACCCGATTGCGGCGGCTGTACTTAACCGCCTGAGCATGACGCCCATCGCAGTCGCGCCGCATATGCAGGCGGCGGTCGCGAGCGACCTGACTGCCTTCGCGCAGACTGACCCCGAAAAAATGGCTGCGCAGTTTGAACTGATGAAGGAAAACCTCTGCTCGGCCTACGGGCTGGGCAAAGCGCAGGCCGACAAGCCGTTTGCATTTTCTAACGGCGTCGCGGTCATTCCGATCCACGGTACCCTCGTAAACCGATTCGGTGGGAGCTGGGGATTCGTCACCGGCTACAACTTTATTCGCTCCCAGGTCAACGCAGCAAAAGCCGACCCTGACGTGCAGGCGGTGGTGTTTGACGTGAACTCGAATGGTGGCGAAGTCGCTGGCTGTCAGGAGACCGCGGAAGTGATGGCGTCATTGCGAGGCGTTAAGCCGTCGATGGCCTACGCCGACTCGCGCGCTTACTCTGCTGCCTACTGGACTGGCTCTGCCGCCGAGAAACTTGTGGTCACCCCTTCCGGCGGCGTCGGTTCGATCGGTGCGATGTGTATGCACGTTGACATCTCCGGCGCACTGGAAAGCGCTGGCGTAAAAGTGACGCTGCTGCACGCAGGCGAGCATAAGGTTGACGGAAGTCCGTTCGAACCACTGGATGACGATACCCGCGAAGCAATGCAATCCTCACTTGACGCGGCCCGTTCCGATTTTGCACAATCAGTTGCGACAAATCGCGGCCTGTCACTCGAAACCGTCATGGGAACCGAAGCACGGTGCTATGATGCAAAGGAAGCCCAGGATTTGGGCCTTGTCGATGGCATTGCGCACCCGAGCCAGGCGGTTAGCCAGTTTTTAGGTGGTGGTGATGCAGGTGGTCAGCAGGCAAACGTAACCACGAAAAAGGAGTCCACAATGGACCAGGCAGAAATTGACGCATTGAAAACCGCGTCACATAGTGAAGGTGCCGCTGCAGAACGTACTCGTATGCAAGGCATCCTGACCTGCGAGGAGGCAAAAGGTCGCGGTAAGCTGGCGAACCACATTGCTTTCAACACCACCATGTCAGTCGATGACGCGAAAGGTATGTTGGCGATGTCTCCGCAGGAAACTGCAGAAGGCACGCAGGCACCTCAAACCCCGTTCTCCAAAGCAATGGATAACGACAACCCGAACATCCCAGCTAACGAAGGTCAGGACAAAGCTGAACTGAGCGCGGAAGAAGTCGCCGCAGCAGAAGTCGCGCAAATCCTGGGCGCTCGTCAGATGGCTACCGGTAAACCAGCCAAGTAAGGAGAACTGACATGGCTAATACCTTTGTTGAACCAAATGACATCGCCCATCGCGCCACTGGCTACGGTCAGATCCCGATTCAGTTGTGGGCAGGCGAAGCACCGAAGCATACTGACACCTTCCCGCCAGCGCCGGGCGTAGCCTTCGAGAAATACGAAGTGTTTGCGGTTAACGCTGCAGGTCAGGCGATCAAATTCGACCCGGCTGGATCAGACGGTGCCGAGAAGCCAGTTGGCTTCACCGCGCAAGCCTTTGCTGCAGGTGCGAAAGGTGTGGCTGGATATACTTCTGGCGCTCCAAACCACGAAGTGCTTAAATGGCCTTCTTCGCTCGACACCTATGCGAAACGCCGCGTGGCTTTCCTGGGTACGCCGATGTTCATCGGTGAGCTTAACCGTAAACCCGTAGTCTAAGGAGCAGACAAATGGCTGATGATGTAATCACCCCTTATGGCACTGCCACGCTGCTCGGTCTGCTTCGCCGCACCGAGAATATCCAGTATTTCTGGCAGAACCTGTATACCCGCCAAATCAACTTTGAAACGGCGATGATTTACCTGGAGCGCGTTTACCGCAAGAACCGCAAACTGGCGGCATTCGTTGCTCCTAACGTGCAGGCTGGCCTGAACCGCCTCGAAGGTTACACCACCGAAGCAGTGTCACCGGCTTATATCAAAGAGAAGGACATCGTTGATATCAACCTGCCGTTCGTTCGCCGCCCGGGTGAAGCGCTGATCACCGGTTCTATGTCCCCTGAGCAGCGTCGTCAGGCGTGGATCGCGGAGTTCGCTGAACAACACGAAAACAAAATCCGCAACCGCTGGGAATGGATGTCAGCGATGGCTGCGATTAACGGCAGCATCACCATCGAGTCCGAGCGCTACCCGAAAGCGGTTCTCGACTTTGGTCGTGACCCTGGCCTGAGCCTGACTACCGACTGGAGTGCCGTGGGCGCTGACCCTATGGCTGACATCTACAAGATGCGCCGTAAAGTTAACGCCCTGACAGGCGGGCGTGTGACCACTCATATCTTTGGCGATCAGGCGTGGGCTGCTTTCTATAAAGCGCACAAAGAAGATCTGAAAGAACTGATGGACACCACGATGCGCGGCTCCGAAACTGCTATCACCAAACTGGTGGACGGTTTCGAAGGCATGGAATATGTCGGCGTGATCCAGGGACTGAATGGCGCAGGCCGCATCGAAGTCTGGACCTACAACACCCAGTACGAAGATGACAATGGCGACATGCAGTATTTCCTGGACCCGGGCAGCGTATTCGGTATCTCCGAATCCCTGTTTGACGGTGTTCGCTGCTTCGGCGCAATTCGCGACGGTCGCGCTGGCTATAAAGCTATGGAAATCTTCCCGAAAAACTGGGTAGGTAACGAAGACCCGTTCGACGAGTACGTTATGCACCAGTCAGCGCCGCTGTTTGTTCCAGGTGAACCTAACGCGACGTTCCTGATTAAAGCGGTTGTAACCCAGCCGTAACGCCTGAATGCCGGTCCCCTCGGGGGCCGGTTTTCTCCTCAACAGATACAGGGAGTAATCCAGATGCCACAACGTATTGCTAACGTAGCCATCACTCTGCACCGCGAAGGTAAGCGCGTTGACGTTAACGCCGGTAGCCTTTTTAACTTCACCAAAGACGAACTGGAGCAGCTTAAATCGCTGAACCCGGATGCCGTGCGTCTGCCGCGCAATGAATCCGTGGTAATCGACGGTGAAAACGTTAACGGCGGTGACGCAGGCGCTAACAGCGGCAGCGAAAACAACACCGACGGTACCAAAACCGTGAAGGCTGCTAAACAGTCTGGCCCGGCGGCAGGCACTTCTAAGAAAGACGAGAAGAAAGCCGCCGACACTGGCAAGAAAGAAGAAGGTTCAGATCCTGCCGAAGACGGGGATCTGTAATCATGATGGGCTTTGACTGGACTGACGTTAAAGCCCAGGTACGCGGGATTGTCGATCAGACGTTCCGCGTTACCGCCACTTATCAGGATCAAACCCTGAGCGTCCCCGTGCCGATTACGGTGCGCTGGCACAACAAGATTGCCCGGCAGGGCGACCTCGAAGGTGCCGGTTATGCTGAAATCATCGAAGGCGTTGAGCGTTTAATCTTCAACCGCGATTTACTTCTCACCGCGAACAACGGTGCGCCGCTGCGTCTCATGCACAAAGGCGTCGTCACTCTGTCCGACCCGCGCTATAACAATGCGCAATTCTGGCTGGAAGCACGCGAGCCGATTGTTGGCCCAGTCGAGGAAATCTGGAACGTAGCGAGGGTCTGATATGCGCACAATCATCGAGGCAACCGCCGTCGCTGAATTAGCAAAGACCTTCGAGCGTTACCCGGAGCAATCCCAGCAAGCCATCCGCATGGCGATTAACGACATCTCCCGTGGCAAAGGCATGAAGCTGATCCGCACGTCGATGATCGCTGAGGTGGCTTTCCCGGGGTCGTATCTCAATGGCGACCGCCTGCAAATCACGCAGCGCGCCACCAACGCAAACCCGCAGGCCGTCATCACTGCCAGAAAACGCGCCACCAGCCTCGCCCGATTTGCGAGCGGCACGCCATCCAGCACCGCCAAAAAGGGCGTGACAGTCCGGGTAAAAAAAGGCAAATCGGTTCACCTCAAAAATGGCTGGCTCGTTCGCCTGCGTGCCGGTGCTTCGATGTCCGAGGACAACTACAACATCGGGCTGGCGGTCAGGCTCGGCCCCGGTGAGAAACTGGCAAACAAGACAACCACGCATACGTCGTGGCTGGTGAAAGGATCGGTGGCACTGCTGTATGGCCCATCGGTGAATCAGGTATTTTCAACCGTCGCGGAAGACGTGTCCCGGCCTATCGGTGATATGGTCGCCACTGAATATCTGCGACAAATGGCGAGGCTCCTGGAATGAGCGTATACAATCCACAACGTGACCCGGCACTGATGCCGAAGCGACTACGTGTTATCGACGCGCTGACGAAGGCGCTCGGCACTATCTCCGTCGCCAACGGTTACACTCATGATATTATCGGCGGCGTCTGGCGTGGACGTACCCGTTTCGGGGAAAACGATCAGGTGCCGATGCTCTCGGTACTGGAGTCGCCAAACCCGGACATCGGTCTTTTCGCTGGCGCTAACTCCACCGCACGCAAGGATAGCTGGACTCTGTATCTGCAGGGATGGGGCAGTGATGACCCGCTTAACCCTACAGACCCGGCCTACTATCTCGCTGCAGACGTTGAAAAATGTCTGTCTCGCGTTATTATGCTCAACAGCAGTAACGGTCGGCCTTTGTATCCTGATATCTACATGCTAGGCCGAAGCATTAACGGACTGGAACTGGCCCCGCCGGTTGTCAGGCCACCGGACGACCTTTCAACAAAGGCGTATTTCTACCTGCCAGTGAGACTCGACGTGTCGATCAATCTGGTGGACCCATACTGTTCATAGGAAGGAATAGACATGGCATCTTCAAATTGCCGTAGTTCAAATGACAACCTGGTGGTCGGTCGCGGTCGCGTTTACTTTGATCAGCTTATTAAAGGCGTGTATCAGGGTGAGCGTTATCTCGGCAACACGCCAGATTTTTCCATGTCCACCAGCGTTGACAAACTTGATCACTTCTCCAGCGACCACGGTCTGCGACAGAAAGACAAGTCCATCAACCTGGAGACCACCCGTAGCCTCTCACTGACCACCGATAACATCTCCGTGGAAAACGTGGCCCTGTTCTTCGCGGGCACCGTGCTGTCCAGTATGCAGACTGCGCAGACTGGCGTGCAGGAGAACGTTAACGGCGGTTCTAAGGTTATGCGTGGTCGCCAGTATCAACTCGGTGTTACCGCAGACTACCCTATGGGTCAGGGCGCGATCACCCCGGGCACCTTCAACATCGTGTACGCTGATGCAGGCGCGGCAATCTCTACCGGCTCCGGCGATATCACCGCCCTGCCTGGCGCGACGGTCCTGCCGCCGGAAAACTACGAACTGGATTACACCACCGGGGCGTTGTGGATCGAGAGCGACGCCCCTGACATCCTGGGTGACCTGCAACTGGTGGTTAGCTATGACCGTGCGGCATCCAGCCGTGAAGTAGTCATTTCCACCGACGATGTGGTTGAGGGTGCGCTGCGTTTCGTTGCCGATAACCCGGAAGGCGAAAACATGTCGTACTACTTCCCGAAAGTCAGCATTGCGCCGGACGGCGACTATGCGCTTAAAGGGGACGACTGGCAGCAGATTGGCTTTACGGCTGACGTGCTGGTGCGCGACTGCAACACCAAAGCTGTTTACGCTTACCGCGATACCAAAGTGGCATCGACCCCGCTGGCAATCACTACCGATCTGCCTGCCACCAAATCCGTCACTGCAGGTCAGGCTCTGACTCTGACAGTCGGCGCATCTGGCGGTACCAGCCCGTACACCTACGTGTGGTCGTTCAAACCGTCAGGCGGCAGCTATGCCGTTGTGTCGGGCCAGACCAGCGCAACCTTCACGAAGGCCAGCGCAGCAGCGGGCGATACCGGCAGCTACAAAGTGGAAGTCCGTGACGCCATCAACGCGGTTGTGACCTCTCGCGAGTCGGCGGTAACAGTGGCGTAATGCCGCAAGATCTGATACAAAGAATGGGCGACTGACATTCTCCTTGTAATTGTGGCGCAAAGGGCCTCCGACTATTCGGGGGCCTTTTTCTTTGGTAATGTGTCACCGTCACAACAAGGAGGACACTATGCCATTACATGATGATTATGCAGCGCCGACCACCACCATTAAATCCCAGGGAAAACCGGTCATCGACGTCCGGGGACTTTCCTTCGTAGATCTCTCCCTTCTGATTAACTCGCACCGTGCCGACATTGAAAAAGTGTGGGCCATGTATAATGAATTTCAGCGCAAAGACGGCGGGGACCTGGTGGGCGACGCGCTGGTAATGCGTTACGGATTCGAACTGTTTAATGAAGCGCCGGGCATTCTGGCAAACATCATCGCGCTGGGTGCCGACGAGAAGGACCGCATCACGCAGATCTCCCGTCTGCCCGCCACTATTCAAATCGACGCACTGGTTGCCATCTTCCGCTTGACCATCGAGGACTTCGGTGGCGTAAAAAAGATGATGGCGACACTGTGGGAGACCGCTCTCAGTTTCGCCCCGGAGGAAGTAAGGGCAAAAGCCGAAAACGCGGTCCACTGAAAACCCCGCTGGAGGAGTTTTATGACGCCTACCGTGAGATCATTTCGGTGCTTCTTGAACACGGGCATTCTCTGTGCCGTCGCTATCCGTTTGGGTATGCGTGGTCGGAGTATGAGCGTGTTCGCCGCCGCGCTAATCTACGGCTCGCGACTGAGGGGGTTATTATCCAGGCTGCTGCCGGTTCCATCATGGCTGGGCCGGAACACTTCAACAAGCTGATCAAGGAACTAACCGATGGCTGATACGAACAAGGACATTAACCTCCGAATCCGGGCCAAAGACTACTCCAAAAAAACGTTTGGCGAACTGACGAAATCCATCACGACGCTGATCTCCGCGCAGGCGGAACAACAGGAGCAGGCCAAAAAGGGGGAAGCCTCTGCGCAGGCCCTGGAGAAATCTTACACCGACCTGGAGAAAGCGGTTAAGGCCGTTGTTCGACAAGCCGCGGATGTCTCCGCATATAACGATCAGGTTAACGCGCTGGACCGCGCGAGAGCCGCCACCCAAAACGCGCGGCAGGCTCATGACGAGTTTGCCCGCTCGCTCGAAGGTCAGGAGAAAAAGACCCGCGCCCAGCAGCGTCAACTGACGTCGCTGGCGTCGGCCTACACGCGAGCCGAGAAAGCCGAGCGCGGGGCGATGGACCGCCTGACCGTACTGGGTGAGCGAATCGGGCGTTACGGCGTTGCAGTGAACAATACCGGCGCTGCGTTGACGGGGATGGAAAAGGTGGTGAAAGCCGCCAATGAATCCCTCGCCAAACAGGAGGCCGCGGTAGAAGGCAATGAGGCGGCGCTGAAAGCCCTTGCCGCTGCTGAGAAAGCCGCTGCTGAGGGAGAGCTTGCCGCTGCGCTGGAACGCCAGCGTAACGCGCTTAAACTCACTGCAGATCAGGCCATCACCACGGCAAACGGCTGGCGTACTGCTGCCGTGAACGCCGCTGGCCTGCAGAAATCGGTCACGCCGCTGGCTGACGCTCTCGATCAGATCCTGAACCCGGGGGCCAACGCCAACAAAACGCTGGACGCAATGGGCAAAACCGTTGACGCGCTGGCGCTGAAATTCAGCAAGATCAAAAAGCCGGTCACCGATTTCAAGCAGTCGGCGGCAGAACTGCGCCAGGTGCAGCAGAGTATCGCGGGTACCGGGGCGCTGATTGATACCTTTAACCAGCAGACCACCGCTGTCCGTGCTGCCCGTCAGGAGTACGTTGCCGCCCGTGCTGGTGTCGCTGAACTGGCTGCGCAGATGCGTGCCGCCGATGGCAGCGCCAACACGTTCGAAAAGGACATGGCGAAGGCCCAGCAGCGACTGCAGCAGGCCAGCCAGTCTTTCCGTGCAACGGCTGACGGCGCGCGCCAGACCCAGCAGGCCCTTCGCGCTGCAGGCGTGGTAACCAATGACCTCGCTGCTGCTGAAACCCGCCTGACGGAGATTGCCAACCGCAGCACCGCCGCGCATAACACGCTGACGCAGGCCATCAATAAGTACGGCACCGGTAGCCGGAAAACCGGGGAGTCATTGTCCTTCCTGGAGGATCAGGGCCGCAAAACCCTGTCATTGGCCCAGCGCCTTCGCGGGGAGATCCTGAGCCTTACCGCCACGTATACCGGTCTGTTCGGTGCCATCAATCTGGCAGGCGACGCGATCGAGGCCGTGCGCGTTAAGCAGCAGGCGCTGGCAGCGATTTCCGTGGCAGTCGGGAAGGATACCAACCGCCAGGCGCAGGAATGGGAATACGTTAACAAGGTTGCCGATAAATTCGGTTTCTCGATCGAAAACCTCGGGAAGCGCTACGGTAAGTTTGCCGCTGCTGCCTCGAAGTCCGGGCGTACCAATCAGGAAGTGCGGTTCATGTTTGAGCAGCTTTCCACGATCGGGCGAGCGTACAACCTGAGTGACGACGAGATGGGCCGTGCGATGCTGGCGGTCGAGCAGATGCTCGGCAAAGGTCAGATCATGGCGGAAGAATTTAAGTCGCAGTTTGCCGAGGTAATCCCGGGTGCGTTTGAATCCGCTGCGACCAAACTCAACATGACGGTCCCGCAGTTTGCCAAAGCAATGGAAAACGGCGAACTCGATACCAACGCCCTGATCCAGATCCTCCGTGGGCTGGGTGCCGATGCAAAGGATGCCGCAGAGCAGGCTGCGAATGGCGTTATCGCTGCCGAGGGCCGTCTGGCTTCCGCGCGTTTCCGCTTCAATGAGCAAATCGCTAACTCCGGTTTCCTGGATGCTTACACCAACCTGCTGGAGCGCGTCACCACCCTGATGGCGTCCGACCAGGGTAAAGAGCTTGCCAATACGCTGGGACAGGCATTCACCGCCGTCGCCAATGGCGCAGAGTGGGCCGCTGACAACATCGACCTGCTGAAAGCCATCATCGAGACGGTGCTGGCGCTCAAGTTTGCGCAATTCCTGTTTGGCCTGTACCAGAACATGAAGACGCTGAAAGACCAGGTGCTGCTGCTTAACTCGGCCCTCACGAAGTCCGGTGACTTCCTGATCAGCATGGCGACCAAACTGGGAGGGGCAACCGTGGCGACCCGCGTGCTGGGTACCGCGCTGACGTTCCTCGGGCGGGCCATCCCATTCGTGGGCTGGGCCATCGCGATCGGCAGCTTCATCGCCACCCTGTATGAAGGCAGCGAGACCTTCCGCAACATCTGCAACAAGATGATGGACTGGGCGGTTGCCGCGGGCCGTGTCATCAAAGGCGCGTTGACCGGCAATATCATCTCCTTTAAAGAGGCGCTGGATAGCATCAATCTGGAGCGCAATCTTGAGCTGAAAACGAGTACGCTGCAGGGAGACCTCGCGGCGATCACGAAGAAAGGTCAGGGGCCATACCAGGACGCGACCACCGCTGACCCGGGCACTAAGTACGACGCGGAGAAGGGTGCTAAAAAGGCATTCGACCAGTGGCTGACAAACGAGCAGAAGAAGGCCGACTCGCAGGCGCTGAACCAGACCAAACGCTCCGTGAAAAAGGATCTCGACGCTCGCCTGAAACTCATTGATACCGAGTACGCCCCTCGTCTGGCAGAAGCGCGGAAGCGTGCTGCTGAGGACGGAGGGAAAGCGGAGAAGGCGGTACTCAAGATTATCGAGCAGCAGAAGCAGACCGAACGCCTGGCCTACGCGAATGACACCGCTGGCAAAGAGGTGAAGACTGCCGAGACCCGTGCGCAGAAAATCGCAGCCATCGAGCAGCAACTGCAGGCCGTGCGCGACCGTCTGACAACCCGGGGCGACAAAATGGATCGCACGGTGTCATTCGAGACGCGCCAGCAGAACGCCGTCAATGATGCGCTGAACTCCTACGCCAAACTGGAAGCGGCAGCGAAGAAACTCGGGGGTACCGAAGGCGCGGCATTCCAGAAAACGATCGCGGCATTGAAGGAGCAGGAAGTCGGATTGACCAAACAGAAGGCACAACTGGAAGAACTGAAAGCGCTGCAGGGCGATATGGGTGCCATCACTGGCGAACGTGACGCGCAGCTTGCGGCAATTCAGGCAAAATTCCAGGCGGGCCAGCTTAATCAGGTCGAGTACGTCCAGCAGGTAAACGACGTTTACAACAAAACCCGTCCGGCGGTGCAGGGTGCCATCGACGCCATTCGCAAATTCGCAGAGGCCAACAAAGCGGCATTCTCCGACCCGCAGGCATTCAACACCCTGATGGCTAACCTCGACGAGTATCAGGCCAAACTGGATGGTACCGGCAAGGAGCTTAATGACTATCTGAAAATGGGGATTCAGGGTGCCGCTGACTCGGTGGGAGTGGCCTTCGACTCGATCGTGCAGTCCATCATTGACGCGAAGAACGGCACCGCCGAATGGTCAGATATGTTCGGTAGCCTGATGACCTCGATGATGACGTTCTTTGCCCAGTTGCTCCGTCAGATCGCGATGGCGATTATTCAGGCCGCGATCCTGCGTGCGCTGATGTCGTACTTCGGGGGCGGCGCTGGCGCTGCAGCCGGTGCTGCGAATGCCACGGTTGCCGGACCACCGACCTCCGCTGGCACGATGCACACTGGAGGCAAGGTCGGCCTGAATAAAGGTCTCGGTGCCCGGTCTATGCCGTCGTCAGTATTCGCTGGTGCGCCACGCTATCACACTGGCGGCGTTATCGGCCTCGCCCCGGATGAAGTGCCGATCGTGGCGCAGAAGGGCGAGGAGATGCTTACCCGCGATGACCCGCGTAACCGGCTCAACGGCGGGCTGGGCGGTGGTGGGAACAACGCCCCGATTCGTGTCATTGCCGTTGACGACAACCGCGCAGCGACAACCGAGGCCCTGAAAACTCCGGCTGGCGAGCGTGCTGTTATTACGGTGCTTCGTGGTAACCTGACCGAAGTTAAAAAGATGCTGAAAAACTAAGGAGCAGGGAATGGCATTAGCGGCTATCAAAGGTAACCGGGACGCCAACGCCACGATCATCAAGGTCTCCGCCGATCTCGGCGGGGCCTGGGCGCTGTATGCTCAGGATGACATCGCTAAAGCACCGGCTAACACCCAGTATTACATGCGCAAATGGGTCGTCGTTACTGGCGGCTCATATCGCATTGTCGGCTTTGCCGATGACAAGATGACCATGAAAATCGACGGTGTGACGGTGGGCGACTTCGCAATGGGGTCCGACCCATACGCGCAATTCATCGTGAACCTGCCCGCTGGCGCACATCTGCTGGACATCTACTACACCAACGTCCCGGACAAAACGCCGTCGTACATCCTGTATGCGTTTTATCGTGGCAGCGACCCGGTACCGGAGTTTGTGTCCACGCCTGATGACTGGCTGGTGGACGATTCTGGCGAGCCGCCGCAACCTCCGAAACCGAACCCTCTGCCTAACATGAACCTGCCCGTATGGTTGCCGACGCCTAACTGGGCCGACCCGGTAGTGGAAACATACGAGTGGCTGACTGACGTGCTGTCATCAGAGTCGGATGCCGAGCAGCGCCGCCGTATTCGCCGGTTCCCGCGCCGGTCGGTCGAAGCGTCATTCCTGCGTACTGAGGAGGAGCGCCAGTTACTCGATATCTCCGTGATGGGGCTGGGCAAAAACACCCACCTTCTCCCGCAATTTTGGGACCGCGTGGGGATCACGGCACCCGCAGCGAAGGGCAGCAGCACGCTGGTGGGCGACTTTCAGGATCACTGGCTGTATGCCCCGGGCGGGCTGGCGCTGGTGCGCGGTCGCGAGACATTCAAATATGAGGTTGTGGCGATCGCCAGCGTCGCGGCGACCGGGATTACGCTGGCCTTCCCTCTGAATAACGACTGGACGGAGGAATGCGTTTCAGTTTACCCGCTGCAGCGGGCGCGCATTCTCGATACCGTCAGCACCGAGGGCTACACCCGCACCGTGGAAAAGTATTCCGTGCGCTGGGAGATTCTGGACTTCGTTAACCTCACGCCGGACTGGGGTGGAGCATACGTCAATCCGAAGAACGCGCTGCCGGTCATCACATCGTGGTCGCACAACTGGCGCGACACCCTGCAATTCCAGATGGACCGCAACATTTTCCTGCACGACAACATGAGCGGTACCAGCCTGGTGACCGACGTCGCCAAAACCAGCTATCACAATATGCGTATCAACGTGACGCTGCAGGGCGTGACAGAGCATCTGAAATTCACCCAGTTGCTGTACGCGATGGCGGGCCAGCATAAGGCATTCCAGACGTCGATTATGATGGACGCGATGACCCCGCTGTATGACATCCGGCAGGATCAGGGTGCCATCATCATCAGGCAAATGGGCTACTCGCTTATGGGCGGCGTGCTGCAGGACCTGCGTACATGGCTGGTCATCGAACTGATGGACGGCACGAAGCATTACACCCGCGTCATTTCTACCCGTGTGCTGGACGGCGAGGAATGGCTATTCACCGAGAACACTTTCGGCAACATCCCGAAAGAGAACGTGCGCCGCATCTGCTGGTGCCCGGTCAGTCGCCTGGGCAGCGACTCGGTGGAGATCCAACATCAAACTGACATCAATGGAGTTTCCGAGGTAGTATTAGCCGTGCGAGGCTTCAACAGCCGCCGCAAAGCTACGCTTATCGCATAAGGAGAATGTCATGGCTTTTAGCCGCCTCGAAACTTCTGATCAGGATGGTCGCCCGCTAATCCTGTATCAATTCGAACTGGGGACCAAAGTCTGGCGCTACACCAGCGCCGACTCCTCGGTTTCCGCCAATGGTGCGCTCTACGAATCCGTCTTTATCGAGGACGAGGGCGTTAACCAGACTGGCGAGGCCCAGTCCGATACCTTTAAGCTGCGTATGCCGTTTGCCACACCGGTACCGCAGCTTTTCCAGGTAACCCCGCCCATCAACCAGATTGCCGTAAAACGCTACGCCCTGCACGACGGTGACACCGAGGCCATCCTGAATTACGTGGGATTCATCACGCAGGTGAACGCCAGCGAGCCAGGCCTTGCGGAAATCGAATGTATCACCCTCTCCCCTACCATGCAGCGCAATGGCCTGCGCCTGACGTGGAGTCGCGGATGCCCGTATGCTGTTTATGACCCATCCACCTGCAAAGTGAATAAGGCCAACCACGCGGTGACCGCCGTTATCAAAACTGCCGCCGCTGGCATCCTTACCACGGACGCAGTGACGATCTACGCCGACGGCTATTTTGACGGCGGGTTTATCGAATGGACGGACACATTTACCGGGGCGCAGGAACGTCGCGGCGTTGACATCCACGCTGGTGACCAACTGCGTTTGCTCGGAAAGTCCGACGGCATTCTCGAAGGGATGTCGATCAAGGTTTATCCCGGATGCCCTCGCACTACGCAGGCGTGTCAGGATAAATTCAATAACCTGCTGAACTATGGCGGCGTCCCGCACATGCCGGGCAAATCGCCATTCGGTCAGGACCCACTTTACTAAGGAGAGGCTGATGGAACCGATGACCTGGGCAGCAATCATCATGCTGGTGGTGTCTGCCGTAATGACGATCGCGATGGCCCCAAAACCGCAGGGCGCAAAGCCCGGCACCTACGATGACCTGAACATCCCGCAGGTGGATGAAGGCACGCCGCAAGCCGTGTTCTTCGGCACCGTCTGGACGGAAGACTGGCAAGTTATTTGGTCCGGCAATTTCCGCACGAAGAAAGTCAAAGCGAAGCAAGGGAAAAAATAATGGATGAATTAAGGATCACCATGCGACACGCGCAGGCCGCGGGAATGTGCAGCCGGGGCGCGGTGAAAAAGATGCGGGCGCTGGGATACTCGCAAGAGAAGATCCACGATGTCCTCAAAAACGGATTGCCGCTTTCCGAGGCCCGTCTGCTGGGCGACGCGCAGATGGATAAGATCATCGCGAAAGCCTTAGAGCAGGAGGCTCAGAATGGGGAAGGGTAAGAATATTACGATCGGGTATAAATATTACCTCGGTCTCCATATGGGTCTTTGCCGTGGCGCCGTTGACGCGCTGCTGGAGATTCGCGTGGGCGACCGTACCGCGTGGACCGGCAACCGCACCACCAGCGGCGATTTCAAGATCAGCAAGCCTGACCTTTTCGGCGGCACCAAAGCCGAGGGCGGGATTGACGGCACTGCCTGGCTGATGCTGGGCGAAGATAACCAGACTGTCCCGGAGCAGATTAAGAACTGGCTCGGCGGGCTGGTGCCGGGCTTCCGTGGCATCACTACGCTGTTCTTCGACGGCATGGTATGCGCCATGAACCCGTACCCGAAGCCGTGGAAAATGAAGGTGGCCCGCATCAAACGTGGCTGGGATGGCGGGGTGTGGTACGAGAACAAGGCGCAGATCGATCTGGTCGTGAAAGACAAGAACGGTAACGACCTGACCATCAACGCCATGAACCCGGCCCACATGATTTATCAATGCTGCGTCGATCGTTCGTGGGGCCGTGGGATGCCGCGCAACTACATCGACGACACCGCGTTTCGTAAAGCCGCCGACACTCTGTATGACGAGAAGTTTGGACTCTGCCTGGGATGGAAGCGCCAGGATACTCTCGACTCCTTTGTGCAGACGATCCTCGATCACATCGGCGGCGTGATGTACGTGGACAAGAGTACCGGCAAGATGACGCTGAAACTGATTCGTCAGGACTACATCCGTGAGAACCTGCCGATCTTTGACGCTGATTCGGGCCTGCTGTCTATCGAGGAGTCCAGCATCTCGGCTGGCGCTGAAACGGTGAATGAGGTGGTGGTCAACTGGCACGACCCGATCACCAATCAGGATAGCGCCGTCCGTGAGCAGAACCTCGCTGGCATCCAGACCTCGGGCGCAACGTTCTCTAAGACGAACGATTATCCGGGTATCCCTACGCCGGAGCTTGCCGGGCGTATTGCAAAGCGCGACCTGATTTACTCGACGCTGCCGCTGCGCCAATTCCTGATCTACTGCGACCGCCGCGCGTGGAAAATCCAGCCTGGCGATGTTATCCGTCTGCAGGACCCTACCCGTGGGCAGATTGATATCGCGGTTCGCGTGGGCATCGTGAACGACGGCACCCTGCTGGACGGCAAGATCAAGATCGCGGCAGTCGAAGACGTGTTCACCATGCCGCTGAACGCCACCGCTGGCTATCAGCCTCCCGTGTGGACGCCGCCGGACTACGAGCCAAAGCTGGCCCGACACGCCGCGTATGAAGTACCGTATGCCGACCTGTACCAGCTATTCCCGAAAGCGGAATTTGGCGCGCTGGAGCATGACTCCGGTTTCTACGGAATGGCAGCAGAGAAGCCCGCGCCGAGCGCGATGGGATACGATCTTGCTATCTCGCCAAACGGCGCGCCGTATCAGGTGGACGGCGATGGGGAGTTCGTGCCAATGGGCGAACTGGAGGGTGCATTAGGATACCTCGATACCGAGTTCCTGATTACCAAAGCCTCGCTGCTGGATGAAGTGGAACTCCCGTTCCCGCTGATGATCGGGACTGACCGACTCTCCGGGGAAATCGTCAACGTCACCGGGATGCAGATCCTGAACTCCGCGGGTGCCCGATTGACCGTTGAGCGTGGCGTGTATGACACGGTTCCCCAGCAGCACTTTAACGGCAAGGTGGTCTGGTTCTACCGTGACAGCATTGGCTCCAACTGGACCGAATACGTGGGCGGCGACATCATCGACGGTAAGTGCCTCCCGTGGACGTTCTCGGGCGGTCGGTTCGACATCGACAAAGCGCCAGTTGACGAGGTGATCATGGACTGGCGCTATACCCGTCCGTATGCACCGGGCCACGTCCTTGTTAACGGCAACCGCTGGTACCAGCAGCAGGAACTGAGCAAAGACGCCCCGGCACTCCAGATCACATGGACCCACCGCGACCGCGTAGGCCAGCAGGATCAGCCAGTGGCGCATGACGAGGGTAACGTTGGGCCGGAGACCGGTCAGCGCTATCTGGTGAAGGTTTACGACGATCGCGGCAATCTGGTTCGCACCGAGTCGGGTATCAACGCCACCGGGTACAATTATTTGTGGGCGCAGGCCATGCAGGATCTCGGATTCACCGAGCAGCACGACGGCAGCAGTCACCCGATTACGGTTGAACTCTGGTCGCAGCGTGCCGGTACCGAGTCATGGCAGTATTACCGCATCCCTGTGCTGGTGGTGGATAGGGTGGTCGAAGTGCTGGCGGCGCAAGCCGGAAGCCAGACAATGCAGACCAGCGATATGGATGACCCGAATGGCGTGCAGGTCGCGATGTTCGCAGCGCCGGTAATGACGGAAGGTACCGAGGAAGACCCGAATGGCGTGATGGTGTCCAGCTTCATGGCGCAGGCCAACCAGTACACCGTGATGCCGCAGAAAATCGACTCGCAGGCGATGGAATATCCGTACATCAACCTGCTGGGCGACGGACTGCCGACCAACCGGAGCCGCGTGCTGACGGTTGCCGCGCGTCCGTCTGACCGTCTGACTGACTCCCATGAACTCTGGACCGTGCAGACCGATGACAAAGGCGCGATTACCGGTACATGGAATGACGCAGGCTCGCAGGCGTGGACTCCGTGGGTGGTGCTGGATACCGGCCTGCAGTGGCTCGATACCCAATTCGACTACACCGAGAACTCCGGCGATGATGGCGTGGCGCTATTCTTCAACCCGGGCGATCTGGCAATCATCGACTCCGAGCTTGTGCGTATCGAGAGTGTGAGTAACGGGCGATTCACGATTGCGCGTGGCTGCGCTGACACCATCCCATCCCGTCACGGGAAAGGCGCGGTAATGTGGCTGTACCACCAGCGCCACGGTCAGGACACCGTGACATACGCGGATCAGGATTATGTGGGCGTCAAACTGCAGCCGCATAGCTTCACGCCGGTACAAATGGCGCTGGAGGATATCGTGGGTGCCAACATGCAGATGGCATACCGGTACAAGCGCCCATACGCGCCGGGCCTGATGCTGGTGGGCGGTGACCACTGGTTTAACCCTCGCCGCTGCTACACGATCGATACCTCCGGGAACGTGGTGACTCAGGATACCCTGCTGACGTGGAAACACCGTAACCGTCTGACTCAGGGCGAAACGGTCATCGATCACTGGCATGACAATATCGAGCCGGAAGAAGATACCCAGTATCAAATCGAGATCAGCTACTGGTCAGCCCCAGATAGCCAGGGCAAATCGACTCGCGTTATTCTGCGCAGCGTGACAGTCTCGGGTGCCGCGTGGATCTACCGTGGTGACTGGGCCGCTCAGGATGGCGTTGTCGCAGGTCGCGCACTTGACGCTTGCGGAGCGGTTACCGTTTCTGGTCAACTGTTTGCAGTACGAAACGGCGTCCGTTCATGGCATGGTTACGTGTTCTCGCTTATCCTGCCGACGACCCCATGCCCTCCGGGTAAACCGCCGGGTGGTGGTGATACTGGCGGCGGTGGCGCTGGTGGTGGCGGTACCGGTGGTGGTGATACAGGCCAGCCTCCTGGAAGTGGTGGCGGCAGCGATACCAAACCGCCGACTAAACCTGGTGGCGAAGACCCGGACAACCCGGATAACCCTGACCCAGAAGTGCCACCGGAGAATCCGCCAGGGCCTGACCCGGACGAGCAGAACCCTCCGCCTGATCCGAAGCCAGACGAGCCTGACCCGGTGCCGGATGACTTTGCAGGGAAATGGGGTATTAACTGGGACCATGACTGGGCGCGCGATTTGCCGACCCGAATTTAAAGGAGAAAGGAATGCCAGCTAAAACAGCACCGAATAACGGGATTCTGTACGGCTGGGCTACGGGGGAGGATTACTGGGGCGGTCCGATGAACGACAACCTGCAGCTTATCGACACGATGCTGCACCCAGTAATCCGCTCTATGTCATGGTCGGCCCCACCTCCAGATTCGGAGAATGGGGACCGATTCGTGGTAGCCGCCAACCCGTCAGGAGCATGGTCAGGCCAGCAAGGTAAGCTGGCTGTCATGATGGAAAATACCTGGGGATTCTACGAGCCGCGTCTCGGCTTCCGTGCCCGCCTGATCTCGACCGGCAAGTTTGTCTGGTTCAATGGCGTTGACTGGGTAGAGGAAGATACCGGGGACTCCGCCACCAGCCCGACACCGCCGGACAACGCCCGCGAGTACCATGTTTCCGTGTCGATCCCGTATCAGCCGGAGGACAATGAACTGCTTGTTATGATGCCGGTCATCAAAGCCATGATCTTGCCGAAAGGTGGCGCTGGCTCCCGGTTCTCTATGCTGGCGGCGAGTACCGGTCAGGCCGTGTTTAAGATTGCCCGAAATGATATTCAGGTCGGCACCATCACCGTTGACCAAGGTCAGTACGATGGGACATTCGCGGTACCCGGCGACATCACGTTTTCCGCGGGTGACCGTCTGACCATCTACGCGCCGCCGCAGTCTATTCTCGGTTTCAAGGATTTCGGTTTCGTCATGCGCTTCAATATGCTGGGGACTAACTGATGGCGACATTATTTTTCGATGGATTCGAGCAATTCGACCAGTCGCGAGACTACAACGCGCAGATGCGCAAAGCGGATTACACGGTTGCCGGGCAGGTCTACTCCGGCGCTGGTCGGCGTAACGGGAAGTGTCTGACAACCTTCCGCTCCAGCATCTCGCGTACCGTGAACTGGGTAGACAATATCCTGTCATTCGGTTTCGCGATGAAGCATACGGCGCGTGGCGGTATCTGCTCCCTGGGTAGCATCAACTTCGTGCTGGACGCGGATGACGGTGCGCCGCGCTTTCTGACGGCGAAGGGGATCACGCTACCCATCCTGAGCAAGTGGTATTACTTCGAGGTGGAGGCGAACAAGGCCACCCGTACCATCAGTTTCTACATCAACGGGAAACTGGACGGGCAGGCCACGCTACCGGATAACCTGATTGACGAGGACCACCCGATCATCACGCTCAACGCCTACAACGCGAGGCCGAGCCTGATTGACGATAAGCTGGTGGACAACGCCACCCGGATGTATGACGACTTCTACATCTACAACGGGTCGCGCCTCTCGCCAGTCCAGATCACCACGCGGCTCCCGACGTCGGATATCCAGACTCAATGGAATGTGCTGCCGGATGGTATCCAGCACTGGCAGGCGGTGGGCCAGCTTCCGACTGATGAACTGAACCGGTACATCATCACGCACGTTAACAACGCCGTTGATGAATTTGGCAGCACGCAGAAACTGCCTGACGCTAACCCGGTCATCGCCGTCGGCGCGCTGGGACTCCTGCGCTCGGCTACCGCGGATATGTGTTCCGTTGACTTTAAGGTGGGCCAGCGTATTCAGAATGTGGGAAACCTCACTCCGACGTGGCATTATCGCTACGTTAACTGGATGACCGACCCGGCAGTGGACACGCCAGCCAGCGTGGAAGCCGCAACGTTGTCCCTCATTGCAGGCATCGGGAGATAATCATGCTGAAATTTATGGATGGATTCGAGCAGTTTGCCGGGGCGGGCGATCTCCCCGACGTGCTGAAATCCGCAGGTTACGGGGCAACCGGGGCAGTCACGATTGGCGACGCCCGAAAGACTCCGGGTAAAGCGCTGGCGATCGACGGCATGGTTAGCCGCATCTTCACGTCATCCGCGCAGAAGGTGGTGCTGGGATTCGCGTATAAGGCCAACACCGCCCGCAGCAGGATTCTCGTTATCAAAGACGTCCTGACTCTCAACTGGGACGGGAAAATTGCGATCGGCGCTGCCGCAGGCTCGGCAATTCCGTTAATCAACCTTTGGTACTACTTCGAGATCGTGATTAACAAAACCGACATGAGCGTGCAGGTGTGGATCAACAATGAGCTGGACCTGACCACCCAGCTACCGCAATCCGCGCAATTCCAGCAGACGTATGAATGTTCGTGGGGGCCAACCAAATCGGACGACGGCACGAAGATGCTCGACGATCTGGTGTTCATCGACTCCACCGCTGGCAAGTACGTTGACCGGATTGGCCCGGTAGCCATGACTATGCGCGTACCAACGGAGGACGTGCTGCAGGAGTTCTCCCCGTCTGCCGGTAGTTCGCACTATCCGCTGGTGGCGTCGGTACCGCCAGTCGACACAAAGTTTATTCAGTCGAACCAGTCAGGTAACATGGACACGTTCCGAGGCTCCGCGCCAGCGCCGTCAACCGGGATTCTCGCGGTGGGCCTGACAGTCCGGGCGAAGAAATCCGATATCGACGGTCGCCAGATGGGTATGCTGGTGGGCGATGGCAAAGGGGTATTCAAGGAAGTCGTGCAGACCACGATGGACACAAAGAATACCTACAGCTATGCGGTATTCGAGAAAGCGCCGAACGATTCGGACTGGAACACCAACACCGTGCAAACCACGCCTTTCGGCGTAGCAGTCAGACCTTAACAGGAGATAGTCATGCTTAAATTTATGGACGGCTTCGACCACTACGCCCCGGCTGGTACGAAAGGCTCGGTGATCACGAAGTACCTGACCGCCGCCGGTTACGATATTCGTAACGCCAGCGATACCACATTCTCGGTTGTCGATGGGCGTCGCACCGGAGCCACGGCACTGCGATTCTCAACGGTGGCGCAGGCCGTGGTCAACGCATCCCTATCGTGGGGATTCACATCTGCCGCGTCGCTGGTGGTGTTCGGTTTCGCATTCCAGGCGGGCGGCACCCGTCAACGTATTTGCCGTATCGAGAACGTGGTGGACATCGACTGGGACACCAGCACCGGCAAACTGAAAGTCGGTAGTGACCTCGGCGCGTCCCCGCTGATCATGAATGCCTGGTACTACATCGAAATCGAATGCGACGTTACCAACCAGACGGTGAAGATCTACGCGAACGATGAACTGCAGTTGACCGTACCGTGGACTTCCGGCGTGCCGACGAAATACACCCTGACGTGGGGCCAGACGGGTACGGCTACGGCTACCGGCACCATCGACATTGACGATTTCTACGCACTGGATTCATCTGCTGGTCAGCGCGTGGCCCGCCTGCACCCGGTCGAAGTGGCAACCCGTATGCCGACGGCTGACATTAAAGCCGAGTGGACCGTGGTGGGCGCGACCGGCAGTCCGGCGCACTATACGATCGCGGGCCAGACTCTCGCGCTGGAAACCGGGAAGCCGTACCTGCAGTCGAACGTCTCAGGTCAGGAAGACCGTTACCGCTCGAATGCCGTGTTGCCGTCCAGCAATGAGATCTACGGTGTGGGCGTTGTGGCGCTGGCCCGTAAAGGGGACGTCGATAACCGCTCGATCGGGCTGGTCCTGTCAACGGGCGGCAATGAAGTGGAGCGCCAGCTTGCCCTTACGGAGACTTACAAGTATTACCAGTCCACCGAGGAGCAGAAGCCGGGCGGCGGCAACTGGACGCAGAACGACGTCGAATCATCCGAGTTCGGTATTCGCACCCGCTAACAGGAGGCAGGGATGGCTGTATTATTCGCAGAAGGGTTTACCGGGGTAGGCAGGGGGCAATCAAGCCCCAACGCCCCGGGCGCGGCCTTCATCCTCTCGTCTCTCGGGTGGACCGCCAAATGTCTGTATAACGGCAGCACTCCCGCCGACGTTACGGACACTAACCACGTTACCGCAGTCGAGGCAGACCCGATTTTCGCGACCCGCAACCGGTTGTCGGCGCAGGCCACCATCGGCAGCACCGCGGTATCCTCGTATATCCAGGCATATCGGATTCCCGTGAATACCCTCGGTTATCCAAAGGTCGTCATCGGGATGGTGTTCACCACTTACTCCACGACCAACGCTGCTAACCAGGCGCTGCAGTTTATTATCAGCGGGCCGGGCACCTGGAATGACACGGGGGCGAATGCGCCAAACCAGTTTATCGGACTCAATATCCCGGATAACGGTGCCGACGGAATTTCGTGGATGTTTTGGGGCGCGGGTAGTGCAGCCAATCCGCTGATCAAGAAAGGGAAGACCTGCCACATCGAATTGCTGATCGAGCAGGACGTTGGACGTGTGCGCGCGTATCTCGATGGCGTGCTGATCGGGGATGCCGCATGGAGCGGGACTATTGCCGCAGCGGATGCCGCATTCAACATCGTACTGCGCACGCAAGCCGCGTTTGTCGGCACCTATGGCATGAAGGTCTCTGACCTCTACGTGCTGGGCCTCGACTCCGTACATACCGCAAAGCTGGGGCCTGCTGCCCGTATTCTGGAGATCGCGCCGCCGGGAGATATGGACGTACACTGGAAACGTCCTGACGGATTCGCGACCAACGCCGAAGTGATGTCTCAGAATTTTGACAACACATCTCCGGCCTACCTTGCTGCCAGTAATGTCGGTGACTACGACATCTATTCAGCCCCGACTACGGTTGCCGCCAACGCCACCCAGGTATTCGGCGCAGGGATTAAGATTCGCGCGATGACAATGGCACCTGGCACCCATACGGTTAAGCCGGTGGTCAAAAACGGGTCTGGCGTCCATGAGGTCGGAAAGGAAACCACGCTGACGCTGGGTACACCAAAACCGATTTTCTCGGACTTGTCGGTTGACCCGGACACTAACGCCATCTGGACACCTGCAGCTATCTCTGCCGCTGGCCTCGGCTATAAACTGAAATCATAAGGAGCAGGTGATGGGCATTTCTTTAATGGAGAATTTCGACGTCGCTGACATCGCCACCCTCTCCACGCCGCGAATCGCCGCCCCAATCCCGAGCGGGTATTCAGGTCAGACGGGTTTTCTTATGAGCGCCGGAACGCTGCCCACTCGCTGGGGAATCAGAACTTTCACCGAGAAAGGCATTCGGCGCACAAGCCTGGGCATGATGGTAACGGCAAACGGGACTAATGGCCCTCAGATCGGGGGGTTGATTAGAATCCCTCTCCCGCCGTTGCCGCCCGCTGCCTCGAATTTAAGCAGGTCATATTACCTGAGTATGCGGCTGCGATTTTTAGGCGGAGACGGGCAGGCGGTGAACGCAGACCCTCTTACTGCGCTTCCGGCACTCTATATGAATAGACCGCAGATCTACATCGGCGCGTCTTTTAATAATCAGTGGACTATCGACGCCCAGTACAAAGCATTCTCGATTACTAATAGCTCGTATATTACTGGCGGGAGTGCGACAAAAAACCGGCTGTTTGTCGGCCCATACGCATCAGCACCACCTACCACGACGCAAACCGAGTTCTCAGGCGACGCGGATGGATGGTTCCATGTTGAGGTATACAAGCCCGCGGGCAGTCTGTTCTATACAGTCTGGCTGAACGACTTTATGTACGTCGCGGCCCTAGCAAGCCCTGATGCCAACGTGGTTAACGCTAACACCGACTATATGGGTCTTTTCTTAGGCAGGACCGCGAACCTCAGCGGCACTCTGTATTACGGCTTTGAGGTAACCGACTTGATCGTGATCGACCCGACTACCGCGGGCCAGAAATACCGATATGGAAAGAGCGGGCGCGTGCTGTCAATGGACTACACCAGCGATCTTGTTAACGAATGGTCGGCTGATCCTGCTGCCACGCTTTCTCACCGTCAGATGATGATGGTCGATAAGTCGGTGCCGGATGCCACAAATATCCTGACCTCCCTGAATGTGGGCCAGCGCGAGCAATATGGTATGCAGGCAGTACCGGCAGACTTTGGACCGTATGTCCCGGCGTTAATGATGGCTCCGCGTGTCATGAACGGCGGTGCCGCGGTTCACACGCTGGCGATGGAAATGGACTGGGGCAGCGGTACAACGGAAATCGGCAGCAAAAACGTCTCGCCGGGTGGCGCGTATGACACGACTCCGCTTATTATCACTACCAAACCAAACGGGGACCCGTGGACTGCAGCGGATTTAGCCAACGCTAAGGTCGGATTCTCAGTCAAATCATAAGGAAGGGGCATGGCTGACATTAACATGAAGATGGGGACCTATCGGGTCGTCGCCATCTCGGTAAACACGAATGCCCCTGATTACCTTGCGCAGACGTCGGCGGGTCGCGAGTTCCTGCTTTATCAGGATGGCCCGAGCTTCGCGATCCGCACATTCAAAGCCAAAGCGATCACCACCGATACCCTCCAGCCGGACGTGCTGGGGGTAGTATCCGGCGGGCGCGAGTTCCTGCTTTATAAGGATGCTCCGAACTTCGCCATGCGGATGTACAAGGCGAAGGCGATCACCACTACCACCATGCAGCCGGATGTCCTCGGCGTCACTTCTGGCGCGAGAATGACATTCGTCATCGCCCCGCCGCTCCTGATGGCGAGCGCCATGCGCACGGCGTTTATCATTCAGCAGGCAGAGGCGGGCGTACCGGTTTACTATCCCCAGGCGTTCAGTCAGGCGCTGCAAAAGGCAGACTGGCCTACGCTGGCGGGCACGTTCTCCACCACAAGCGAAATCCAGACGGCGCAGCTTGCCGCTATCAAGAACACCGACAACGCATTTATCTGGTCGCAGACCCGCGCTGCCGAGATGGTGATCCTGACTCTCCACGATCGCCCGGTTGCCCCGGCAATCTCGTACAACATTTCAGCCAGTGTGGTGCTGCAGGTGCTGCGCGCCAGCCCGATCGATACGCAGTCCTGGAAGTCGGTGATCTCCCTTGCCCGGTTAACGCTTATCTCTCTCGATCGCGTGCCGGTGCCGACGTCCGGCTCATTCGTGCAGGAGTTCACCACGCTGGCCCTGCAATCGAAACCGATGGGCGGGATGCCGAAATCCTTTACGCAGGATGGTCAGGTCGCGGCGCTGGCGCTGCAACGGCGCGTTGATAACTTCCCTCGATCAAAATCGTCCGTCGTCCAGAACGTGACGTTGGTCCTGCGCCCTAATACTTCGCCGCTGGCCCGTGGCCCGGAGATGGCTGCGCAGCACTTCACGATGGCGCTGCAGGCCAACCCGATGCCTGCGATGAATGACCCGGTATACCACGCTCCCGCCGCCGTGGTGCAGGACTTCCAGCTTACCCTGATGAAGCAGGCGCTGGCCTTCCCGTGGATCGGCATCGAGCAATCGCGCCAGTCAGCGATTAAGGTGCTGCAGAAATCTATCGTTGAGCCGGTGTTTGGCGTCCAGCATGAAAAATTGCTGACTACCCTGGTCCTGCAATCCAGCCCGATGCAGAAGCCCGGCAGCATGTCCGGCGCAAATATGCCGGAGATCAGAAGCACCGTGCTGATGGCAAAATCCTACCCGTCAGCCGCGGGCATCCGCTCAATGACGACCTACAATCAAGTGGGCCTGCAGTGGCTGGTGGGCGCGACTTACCAGAAGCCCGGGGACGTTATCGCGGGTACCAAATTCAGCTATTACGACACCCTGCACATCCAGTCGCTGATTGCGCGTGTCCAGCCGCTGCCGTGGTCGATTACCCGCGTGCCGGAGATGTCGCTGCTGTCAGTGATGCACGCGGAATACGATCCGCCGATGAAGGTGTTTAACGATGGCCTGTTTATCACGCTGATTGGCGAGCAGGTGATGTCCGTCGAGCAATACCCGACTACCGGCGTGCCGACATCACAGCTGATCGTGGATAGCCTGCTGGAGCAGGTTGTCGCCAGCGATGACACATTCCCGAGCAAGTCCTACTCGACGTCAGACCTTGAGGTAACCAGCGTGGTCGAGCAGGTGGTTGCCGGTGATGACGCATTCCCGGATAAGGATCTCGCGCAGTCTCAACTGCAGGTGTCGCAGGTGGGCGAGCAGGTCACGGAAGTCGATGGTTCTTTCCCTAACCCAAATACTGTTTTGTCGCAATTAGTCGTTAGTCAGGTTGTCGAAAATCTGCTGGCCCGAGCGGGTGACTACCCGCCGAAAGACATGGTACAGTCCTCCGTGATTGTTACATCCCTGGTGGAAAATGTTGCTGCGCGTGACACATTCCCCGATAAGGATATGCCGCAAAGCGCGATCGCCGTTTCTCAGGTTGCCGAAGTAGTAATGGTGGTCGATGATTCGATGAAAGGAATGCCGCAATACCAGGGACGACGCAAGCCAACTATTTTTGTGCAAATCGTGTATTAGGGAGGCAATGGTGACCGACGAAAGCCAGGTGGTCAGACCGAGCCGGGGGTTATCGGTGCAGAGCTTTATGGGGATGCTGCCGTTCATGTTGACGGTAGTATGCCTGTTTGGTTCCTGCATCATGTATATCTCGGCACTCGACGCTAAGAATGACCGCAATGCTGAAAACATTGTCGGCCTTCGAAGCGACATGAAAGATCTGGAGACACGCACCAACGGCAAGATCGACGAGCAGGCCCGCCGAAGCGAGACCCAGTATCAAAACATCAGGGCCGACATGCAGGAGGTCAACCGAAAGCTGGACCAACTGATCATGACCGGTAACCGTTCAAAATAGGGACATGACATATGAAAACATCCCGCGGTATCAGGAATAACAACCCCGGCAATATCGAGTGGGGATCACCGTGGCAGGGCCTAGTCTCTGCCGACAAGAGAACTGATCCACGGTTCGCCCAGTTTACGGATGCTGCTTTCGGCATCCGCGCGCTGGCAACCACGTTAATCACCTATCAGGATAAGCGACGCGCCGAAGATGGTTCCCCCATCGACACGGTGTTTGAGACGATCTCCCGATGGGCACCTGCCAAAGAAAACAACGTCCTCGCCTACGCGAACCACGTTGCCAAAATCATCAGCGCCAGCACCGGGCGCACGGTGACCATTCATGACGTTCTCGACTTCCACGATTACGATGTGATGTTTGGCCTGGTCAGCGGCATCATCCGCCACGAGAACGATGAAGGCCCCCGCGATAACCTCAATACGTGGTACAGCGATGCTCAGATCGAGGAAGGTCTGCGCCGCGCCGGTATCGTGAATAAGAAGGCCGCGGTTGCCGGAGTGCCGGTCACAAAGGAAAGCGTTGCTGCTGGTACCGTGGCTGTAGTTGGCGTGGGTCAGATTGTCGATGTGATCCCGCAGGTGTCGGCAGCGATCGACAAGTCGCAGGAGAACCTTGCTTCGGGTGACTGGGTACGCATCGCAATGGGTGTCGCCACCGTCGGCATTGCCATTTACGTGGCATACGCTCAGTACAAGAAACGGAAAGTCGGCGCGGTATGATCGAAGCCGTATGGCTGAAAATCAGAAAGGCGGTGGCGGTTGCCGCCGCTTTTTTCCTTCTGCTGGGTAGTGCCTTCCTGTACGGTCGCAGGAGCGGCGCAGCAGATGAACGTGAGCAAAACCTCACGGATGACCTGAAAGCCTCTGAGAAGCGCGAGGAGGCCCGCAGGATCGCAAACGAAACGGTGAAGGAGGTCGAGAGTCATGTTGACCAGATGGATGATGACCGCGTTAATCGCGAGCTTGATAAGTGGATGCGCGACTGATGTGGTGCCGGGGAACTTCTGCGAGCAGGCCCGTCCAATATTCCCCAGCAGGGATGACGTGCTGACGCAAGAGACTAAGCGCCAGATACTGCAGCATGACGAGGTGGGCGCGGCTCTATGTGGATGGTCCCCCTCTCCGCGCCCGAATCCCGTCACACACTAACTATGCTGGGGCGCTGCCCCGGCTTTCTTCAACTCGACAATTTCCTTTCGCATCTTTTCGATCAGCACGTACATATGGCGAAGTTCTTCATGATGCTGGCGGCGAATCTGCCAGATGTAGGCTACTGAAATCAATCCGGCGATCGATGCTCCGATTAGCATGGCGATCACACTCATTGTTTCAAACATGGCCTTTTCCTTTTTAGTGGTTATAGACAACCCGGAGCGCGTGGCGCATCGACTTTTGCGGGAAGGTTGTCACGGTATACATCCCGCCTCGGTCAAGTAGCTCCAGGATATAATCGCGCTGACTGAGCAGGTCCAGCGTGTAGCCGTCATGGTGCGAAATCATATTGCACGCGACAGTCTTTCCGGGGGTAAGCATTGCCTGCGATTTAATGACATCCACGAAACGGCGGGCGTAGAGTTCGGGGTGCTTATTACCCGCGTCCCAGTATTCCCCAGCGTTAATGACCACCGCAATGTCGTCGCCTGCGTTCGGCGGGCGTACCATCTTTTCCTGCATCTTGTTCACCATCATAATCATATCTGCGTTAATCGCGGGTTGCTGAGGCTCAAGATTCAGCGGATTCTGATTCGCTTTGAGGTGCTGGTCCACCTTTCCACGGAGGTCGCGGAACGCCTGCGCCAACTCAGGCGAAAGCATTTCTTTCGGGATGACAAAGCTGACCTTGTGTCGGGTATGCCGCCCGCCAGTCTCGCATCCGGTTAACGATTCGAATTGTTGCGCTGCGTTATCAAAGTCTGCATCGCCACGCTGCTGCTGGTCAATACGGCGAAGGTGCATAATCATCCCGGCGATGTAGTTAATGGCCCCCAGCAATTCGCGCTCCTGACGTGCGAACTCCTTCATACCGCGGGCTTCGACGATCTTCTTAATGGCCTGATACGCCAGCCCGCCATCGCTATTCAGCAGCGCGGAGATGGACATCATCGGCTGCTCCATGAAGTCGAGATCGCCGCCCTGCCCGTGACGCTCGGCACCCTTGCCTGCGCTGGCCTGCTCGAATGCTGCATCGAGGACGGCTTTAAGGCAGCTATAGTTTTCGTTCATTGTAGTCTCCTTTGTTGGTTTAACGACATCTTAATTACAAGCGTTTCGCATGTCAATTAAATCACGGAAATAAAAAAACCCCCTTTCGGGGGCCGGTCAACCCTGACCTGTTTACACACGCTTTGATTATAACTCGTTAAACGATTCAATCCATGCTGCCCGATCTTTCTGGAAATCCGGCAACCGTGGCGTACCGAGGTCTCGCAGCATATCACGATGTATCGCCCATACCGGCGGCGAATCAACGTTATTATCTTCCCAGTTTTTCGAGAAGATCAGCAGCGACGAGGCAAACCCGGATGACTGGGGTTTCACGCCATTGGCCCACACCGGCAACTGGAAGGTGATGCGGCCTTTGATATTGAAAATGGCATCAGCCGGGAACTCTGTCAACTCGTCAGGCCACCAGCTTTCGCTCGGGGCGTGCTTTGTCAGCAGGCAGATGTTCGCGCCCCGGTCCCTTTCCTCGCGCACCTTTTTCATGATGTTCAGCATTCCGGTGTATGGCGCGTCATCATATTCAAACGGTCGGCTGTACGGCGGATTGCCATAGCACCAGGCACCGGTACCGCCATGTTTCAGGGAGTCGCCATACCAGTCCTGCACCAGCGCGTTATTTGCCTGGCTGTAGTAGTGGTCACATTTGGAGTTCTGACCATCGGTAAACAGGTCGATCGCGAACCGGCCCCCATTGGTAACGTAGGTCTCGATACCGCAAAACTCCAGATCCGGCGTGCGCCACTGGTCCCCGATTTCCTTGAGGTCGTGAAAATCCTGCAGCTTTATCTCGATCAGCTTTTCGAGATACGGATTCATTTCACTCATTGCGCACCTGCCAGTTTGGTGAGCCGGTCCTCCAGTTGCCACCACTCTTGTTTGCGGGCGTCGGCACCGGACTGCATGATGTCCACGCGGCAAGGCAGTTTGGTCATGGTGACCAGCAGGCGGTTTTCGTCGCTGCTGCCCTTGCGGATAATCGCGGTCTGCGCGGCCCACGCTACAGTGAGGCCTGGATGGTTCTGCAGCTTATGCTCTACGCGCTCTTTAAAGGTGATGAAATTTCCCATCTTTATCTCCATTTCAATGTTACACAACCCGCGCCTGCGCGCTTTAACTTCCACATTACCAGCAGAGCTTTAATCAGACTTGACCCGAAATAGCGCTGCGAGTCCTGATAAACAGTTTCGCCGCGCAACACCCCGATAACGGCCCATTCCAATACCTCAAACTTTTCACCCATCGTTAGACCTTTTCAGTTTATCGAGTTCGATCTGCAGCAGTTGCATCTGGTAGACCGCCTCTCCGTGTTTCTGCTCGCTGGCCTGCAGTTGCTGGCGCAGATTGCCCACCTGGTCCATTGCGGAGATATGCGCGCCGCTGACCTGCTCATATTTCAGATAAAGCGCCTGCGCGATAGTCCCGTGACCAAACTGCCCGTCAGTCACGATCTCCGGGATAATCTGGTCGTCCGTGAACGGGGTGATCGTCTTGATCAGCTTTATCGCCGCTTTCGCCTGTGCTTCGTTCAGAATTGACATACCCACTCCAGTGATAACGCAGGTCGTATTTAACCTGCCCGATGAACCCTGACACGTAGCGCCAGGTATTGAGGCAACCAAAGTAAAAGCCGCGCGCCTGGAAGTAAACGAAGATAAACGGGGTGGCGATCAGCACCATCACCACCGACGCGAATACCAACGTCCAGTATTTCAGCCGAGCCACGATCGGATCTCCAGCCTCGCGGGAAGTCCGGGAGTCAGGCGTTGCGACCGCCAGTAGCCGTAATTGTGCGAGTCGAGGATGCTCAACGCTTTAGAGACCTCGGCGTGGGTGCAGGCCACCCGCTTCATGCCGATATTCGCCATTTCGTCGAGTTCGATGACATGCTCCATGTTGATCTCGATGCGCAGGTTACGCCATTGAGTCGGCATCCCCAGCATTAAATCAACCATGCGCCGGGCACTACCCGAGTCCTGGGCGAACACCAGCACGTTGATCGCGCGGTTAGGCGTATGGTCGGTGACGTCCTGCACCCGGGCAACAAATGCCTCCAGCAATGGCGTAGTACCTGGGGTGACACGGGTCATGATGCGTTTAACAGGCTGTACTGGGTCAATTTTCATTGGCAGGCACTCCGGTCGCTCGTTATCGTCAGCGGCCCACGAAAGGCCGCATCTCCCGCAACAAAGTTCATCGTTAATTCGGATGGCTTTACAGTCCGGGCTGTCTCGCATAGGTAATAAACTCCTCTAAGGTGGTGAACACCGGGATGTTGCAGTTTTTAGCCGTGGCGATCTCCAGATCGGTGCCGCGAGATACCCGGTCGGCGTCAGGCCGCGTGAGCAGAACGGCGTCGCACTTCATCATCATAGCGAGCGTGCCATCGAGGTAGTAGGCATCCGGCGCAACGTTGGTCAGTACGTCGAAGTTCGCTGTATTCAGATGGGGGATGACCGGGAACCAGTTGCATCCAAGTTCGTTAATCGAAGCAGTGACCAACTGGAGGCCCTTATTGCGGGCATTCATGATGTTCTGCTCAACGGTTTTGCCATTACCAGCGAGATAAGGCCCTGCGATATAAACGAGTTTCATAAGATCCCATTGTCGATTTGGTTATTGGTAGGTTTAGCGTAAATCTGCTGGTGGAATGGCAGGGTCTGGTCCCACGCCACGCCGCCGTAAATGCCGAAGTCAGGGAAGCGCTTGCGGCTGTACGTGCAGTAAATCGGGTGCTTCTGGTCGCGCCACTTGTCACAAAGGACCATCAGCGCCATTTCATCCGCAGCCTCGTAGCGCGGCATCATCCAGAGCGGGCCTTCCTTAGTTCCGTTGGTCCAGCCAGTACGCATCATGCCACGCATCAGGTCGGCCCGGCGCATACCGAGATCAACGGTGTCTTTGAAGGCGCGGGCCGCTTCGAGAGGCGCGCAGTATATGCCGACGAAATGCAGGTCCTCGACGGTACCGAAGTCCCCGGCATAATCCTCCGCGACTCCCTGCAGCGCCATCTCGGTGCCGGTCAGGATGCCGTGGATCACGACACCCTTTTGATAGGATTTCACAGAACCCTTTTCTTTCTGGATCATCTGAGCCACACCAGCCAGCGCATCGCTAATGTAGGAGCAGGCGTCCACCTCTGCCGCGACCTCGCCCAGCTTGTTTCCCGGGTCAGGGATGCGGGCCAGCAGGCGAGGGAAGTCGCTGCCGTCGGAGATAAACATTGCCGGGTACCCGCTGATCACCGGGTGACAGCACGTCGGGAAACGCACCTGGTGGGGCATGTATTTTCCGGTAATGATTTGCTTAAACATCAGATTACCTCGTCTTCGGCGTATGTGGCGGCGGCGGCGTGCATGTTACTTAACATCACGACAACCGGCAGATAATTTCGGAAAAACTCTTGCTCGAAACACCCCTGGAGTTCGATGTCATCGAAGCGGTCTTTGACCATCGAGATGAAATACTGGCGCTCAGGCTCAGGCATAGACGCCCACTCTTTCGAGCTTTTCAGCTTCTCGTTTTTGAGTTCGCTCCCGATGAACGGTTTTTTGGTGCCGGGTACCGGTGGCTTCGCGGCTACCGGCGCATTGCTGGCGATGGCGTCAATGATCTGCTCGCGGTTAGCCTTGATCGTGCCTTCGATTTCTAACTTTGCATGATGAATCGCGTTGTCGTTACCTCCCAGCTTTTGAAAGAGGACTCTTTCGGCTTCGGTAACACGGGAGTCAATGCGTTCGTGGAGCTTGTCCATGCAATTGAGCAGGACCTTGTAGTTTTCTTCGCGATTGAAATCGAGGTCCTGCAAAAAGCGATGGATGTCGCCTACAGCCTCGCTAACCCGGGTGTCGATAATCTGGGCAATAAACCCACGGATGCGCTTAATCATCAGCGTAACTCCACGTTTGGAATGATGGCGGTCGGCTTAAAGGTGACCGTGTACATGTACTTATTGGTCTTATTCGGCTCCAGGTGCTGAATGAAATACGTCACCTCGGGATTCAGGCCCATAAAGTGTTTCTGGTACTCGTTCGGGCCGGTCTGACAGGTGATCTGGATTTCGCTGCTGGTGTTCTCGCGGGCGCAGAGACCTTCGACTGACAGCAGGTACTCGCCATTGCGGATGTTGTAGAACACGATGCGGCGCTCGACTTTGAAATTGGCGGCGTCGGTACCGAGATTACGGGAAACAACGTCAGCGTCGTTAACGTCACAGCCTGCCAGCGCCAGCAGGGATAAAGCCAAAAGGGTCTTTTTCATTACGGTCTCCTTGTTGTGGTGAGGTCATCTTAATTACTAGCGTTACGCATGTCAAACGTTTTGCGCTTAAAAAAATACCCGGCGAACCGGGCATTGGATTATCGGGATTGCAGGGTGGCGATCAGCTGATCAATTGCGACGCCCAGTATCTCCATGCTGACCTCCAGCGGGCGGGGTGCCGGTGCCTGCAGCTTTCGTTCCGGGGACGGTAACACCCATTCTCGACGCTCCTCGCAATACCATGCGCCGAGGTCAGTCGGATGCTCGCAGGGCAGGCAGATGTTGAGGCCGGTGATCTCGTCAACGCCGTGGCTGACAACCTCGACACGCTTGCCCGCCTTATTGGTTTCGAACATCGTGATGACCAGGATCATAGCAGCACCAGGGTCGCCAGCAGGTCGTCTATCGCGCGCTCACATTTATTCATCGCGCCCAGCAACCCTTTGGTGGCACCTCCACGGGTATGGCTGCTGACGTGGCGGGGGAACCAGCCTGGCCCCAACACCTCGCCGCCGTAGATCTTCGCCAGCTTCGAATACTCTTTCAGATCGAGTACCAGACAATCCGTGTAGCGCGGCTCCTGACCGCGCGTCTTCATGTACTCGTCGAAAGGGTCAAAGAACACGCAGGACTCGCGGGGGGAGTGAAGCAGGATCACCCGCTCCTCGCCTTCCCGTTTATCCTTTTTGTCCTTCGCCTGCCGCAGTTGCCCGTCGGCACCCTGCCAGATGACCGGATCTATTTCTCTCGCCATACCCGCACGCCCTTCGTCATGTACACTTCGTCAAATTCCACGGACCGAATCACCACTTTCATCCCCGACCGGCGGGCCACCGCATACAGAAAGCGCAGGTCATCCAGCGCCGCGCCAGCGACAAAGAAGGATTCACCCGGCTGCATAGCAGCCAGGTTGTCGCGGTATTTAGAGTTCGTAGTTTTCGTCATCTTCTTCCTCGGACTCTTGCTCTACGACCTCATGCAGCGTGCCGTTGAGGATGGCGCTGGCGATCTGGTCATCGCGGGACTCCTCCTCTTTCGGGGTGTCGCGCTCCTCGTCGATTTTCTTCATCGCCTTATCGACCCGGAAAATCATGCTGGTGACGTCCCGGGTAAAGATCAGGTCATAGGCTTCCGTTGCTTCCAGCATACCGTCCTGCCCGTATTCGCGAGCCTCCATGTCCTTCACATCCGAGAGCTTCCACGCAGAGAAACCGCCTTTGGCGTCCATCTTCATGGTGCTGTAGCTGTCACCATCTTTGTCGGCGTCGGCGTGGAAGGCAAAGGCCATCTTCTTCACGGTGTAATGGTTGTTCAGATGCTCCTGCAGCGGCTCGTTGTGCGTGCTGAGATCCTGGTCTTTGTATGTCACCGCGCCCTCGTCCGGGTTAAACAGGGTGACCGTGTTGATCGCTTCGAAGTGCGGGTAATCGCCACGCAGGACGCCGGTCATGAAGCCTTCGATGGGCCAGCTATAGGAATTGGTGAACGGGTAGAAAGGCCAGCCGCCAAACGCGCCACGCAGGAGGTGCTGGATGTCCTCGCACACTTTCGCGCTGCTGGAGAAGATGACCAGCAGGATGTCTTTGCCGGAGCGGAACATCAGCACGGGCACCACTTTGGTCACGATGTGCGAGCGCGGCAGCAGGCGGGCAGTCACGACGTCCTTGATCTCGGCCCATTGCTTCTTGTTCAGCGGCTCCTCCTGCTTGTCCTGCAGGGAGCGGCCTTCTTCGGTAATGGCCTTACGCAGCACGTCGCCCGGCAGCAGGCGCTCGCGCTTTTCAACCTGGAAACGCAGCACGTCATTGGCAACGTGGACCAGCGCATCCTCGTAGAAGAAGTCCGGCGCACTGAATCCCCATTTAGCCCAGGAACTCGCGAACGGGTCAGCAGCACGGTTTTTTCGGAGTTCTTCCTCGAAGTCCTCGGCAACATCGAGACCGGAGAAATTGCCCTCGATCAGTTTGGTCAGCCCGAGAATGTTGGATTTCTGAATGTCGCCTTCCGTCGAGCGGTAGACGCGGAAATTAGCCAGTGATTTCATGTTATAGCTCCTGTAAGTGTGGCGCGTTATATAGGTAAATCGCTTTGGAGATCCCGCGCGGCGTTGCCGAACGGATGTTTTTGGTTTTATCGGACTTGCCGCCCAGCTTGCTGTACTGCGCCGAGTAGCCTTCCGGCACTTCGACCGGCAGCGGTGGAGGCATCACGAAGTTCCGGCTGGTCCAGAGGTTCGTCGTCTTCGGGTACGCATCACGCGGGGCGATGTACTCCGGGTACTCCGGGTGTACGTCGTCCTCCGGCAGATACCCGCCGTACTGGTATGGGTCAAAGCTGTACTGGGCCTTGCCGAAGATCGAGGAGAACACGCTGACCGGGTTTTCAAAGAACCACGGCACGCCCAGCAGGTTGCCGATCGTCCGGCATTGCTCTGCCACCAGCGCGGCTTTGGTCTGGAAATGCGGGTCTTTCTTCGCCTTCTCCTCAAACCAGCGGGCACCGGAAACAGCGACGTCCGTGCATGGTGGATAGCCTGCGACAAAGACAATCTCCTCCCAGCGCTCGCGGATACGTCGCCACGTCATCGGGTGGTCGATGATCTGGTCCACGCGGGTCACGATGCCGTGGCCCTCTTTGATTTCGATGATCTGGCAGTTGTTATCGAACGTATGTTGCGGGTCTACCAGAATGGCGTCATAGCCGTTTTCAACCCAGTCCTGCACTCCGTGACCCGTCAGGTCGCAGAGACTGAGAATGACTCCCTTACTCGGCATGCTTCTGCGCCTCCTCCAGTACGCCATTCGCATACTGCACGCAGGCGGCTTCGAAAGCGGCTTCTTCCGCGCGTGCCTCGTCATGCGCACCCAGCAGGACGTTAATATGAGCCTGCAACTCGATTACCTTCTCCATCGCTGTTTGCTGGCGGGCGTATGCTTGCTGCACGCGGTTGTCGAATTTGCCGAGCCGAGACCATAGCTGGTTAGCCATCCCTTCTGGAACCACGCCAGAATGCAGGATCTCCTCCAGTTGGTTTCGGCTTTTGCCGAGTTCTGTTACTACGGCGTCGAGGTAGCGCTCAAGCGCATTAAGTTTATGCGTAATGCCGTGGCAATCGAGGGTAATGCTGCCGCAAGTTTCGTTTACGATGTTGTCCTGGCGCTGGCTCATTTCGGGATGTCCTCAAGGCGATAGCGGATGTTGCCGCCGGTTGCAATGCTGCGCTTCACGCGCTCCGGTACAAAGCGTTTCTGGATCTCGTCGTTATCCACGATCAGGATCTTGCGCCCGCACTTGTCCATCACATAGCCGACCAGAATGGTGGTCATGGTTTCGAAACGCTCGATATGCTTCGCTTCGAGACGGTCAATCTGATCGCGCAGGATGGCGTTTTGCTGGCGCAGGCTTTTGAGTTCTTGCTGCAGGTCGGCATCCGCTGCAGCCTGGTGAATCGGGTTATCGCTCATTAGGCGCTCCGGGTAACAATGGCAATGATAAACAGGCGACCGTTTTGGGTCATGGTGTGGGAGGTGTCAACCGAGAAGGCTGACTCTCCGCGAATGCGTTTCTTTGCGTGGTTCACGCTGCTGCCGACGCTGGATGACAGCCCGCGTTTCCATGCTGCGAGATTCTGCGCAACGTCACTCAGGGTCACGTCGCCCTCGATCTCCAGCGTGCGGCTGGTGGACTCGCCCACCTTCAACGCAGCGATCTGGCTGATCATGCTGGCGGCGCGGTTTTTCGCGGGAGTCGGTACGTCCGTCTCCGTGGTAAGCATTGCTGCCTCTAATTCGTGATCTTTCATTAGGTCATCCTCGATAGAAGTCAGGTGATAATAGACGACTATCGGTTTGCTAGTCAAACATTTCCCGGACATAAAAAAGGCCGGTGCTACCCGGCCCCTGCGTTTATTTGTGTCCCGTGCTTCCGAATCCATTTGCGCCGCGCTCCGTGTCACTGAGTTCGATAACTTCCTCAATGGTAACATCGGGCACCGCCACCAGCATAGCCTGCGCAATGCGCTGGCCCGGCTCCACGGACATCATGGCAGAGTAATCGCCGGTCAGTTTAACCTGCACCTCCCCGCGGTAATCGGAGTCAATGACGCCAACGCAGTTCGCCAGCCGGACATCGCGGTTAAAGCCGTCGCCGCTGCGCGAGTACACCAGCAGCACGTATCCCGGCGGGATCTCGAAGGCCAGGCCTGTTCGCACGGTTAACGGGGACGCGCCGCTGACGAATGCAGGCTCATTCATGACCGCGTGCAGGTCGAAACATGCCGCGCCGGATGACTGGTATTGCGGGATCACGGCATCCGGGTGGAGGCGTTTAATTTTCAGAGTAGGCATCGTTGGTTCCTTGCTGGTTGAGATTAACCCGCGCTTAATGAAGTCGCGGTATACGCCCATCACACGGCCCTGATCGCGTTTGGTCAGAAAGCCGCGAATGGCCTGATGGAATGCTGCCTCGGCCTTTTGTTCCGGCGTCTGCAGGTGCTGCTGAGTACGTTCAGGTTTGAATGTCATATCTTCCCTTTATGGCGCTTTCGGCGGTGGAGTGTGAGGACCTTGCGGGCGCGGTGGCGTCCACGTTTCAGGTACGGTGATAAAGCCGTAGCCTGCCGCGATCTGCACGATGTCATGCTCGCCAGCGTCGCGGTAATACGTGCCATACGTTTTCTTGATTGTCACACCACGCTGGGAGTGGGTGATCTCGCGAACCACCTCAACCTGCATGATGTATTTGCCGGTCCATGCCTGGCGACGGTGGCGTGTTTCGCCGGTCAGCCCCATGTCACGCTTACTATGAAATATCCGGTTAGCGTACTCGCTCATTTGCCCTCCAGCGTGCGGTCGAGGTGGTTGCGCAGCATGACCAGGCAGAACGACGGCACCCGGGGGAATTTGGCCCGGCCCACACCGTCGAACGTCACCAGGTTGCCGTAGTAGTGGACGCGCGGGCGTATGGTTTCCCACGCCGCCCGGATCACTGCGTTGGGCTGGCGACCGTCGCGGCGGGCTAACTCAACCGCGATCTCCAGCGTCACTAGGATGTCGAGGTGTTCCACAAACACCGCTTCAACGTTTTCGTGTTTCATACGCCCGAGTACCCTATGCGCGGGAAGACGCCAGATTTATTCTCGATGGCCTGCTGCACCTTCTCATGATCTTTAAAGAAGCCGTGCATCACCTGCGACATCTTGCAAAGCCCCTCGATCATGTTGTTAAAGAACTCCGCGGCCTCCTCGGTATACGGGATCTCGATTGCCGCTGGCGCATATTTCGCTTCGTGCATATGGACCCACTCGGTGAGCCTGCGTGCCTGGGTGCCGTACTCCGTTTTAGGCGGGACATACTTCACGGTCTCGGTACCGGCGCGATTGACGTGGGTCTCTTTGGCCCGAAGTCTCACATACAGACCGATGCTGTAGGGTGCGCCAACGCCGTCGCCCGGATGTCGGGCGTCTTTCGCCCAGTACCCCTGACCTCGCGCACCGCCGCCATTGGTCAGGATTGTGCCGTCAGGCAGTTGCCAGTAGTGGCACGTCGATTCCATTGCGTAGGCGATCACCCACTCGGTCGTGACGGTGGTCTCCAGGTTCGCCTTAATGACCTGGCGGATACGCGCCTCAAGGTTAGCCAGTGTGTCAGATACGACGTAGTGATTGATATCGCCACGTTCATGACACCACGTTGTGCTGATGGCACGCGCGTCGCCCAGCAGCCCCTGCTCTTTCATGTCGGCAACCTGCTTGCGGAACTCCTCGGGAACCATGCCCATGAAAAGGCCGGATTTCGGGTCAACCTTGCACGGCACGGTCATTTCAAACTTGCCGCCATCCGCTCCACGTTCAACAAATACCAAATTCTTTAACTTCGCCATTATTCGGATACCTTTTTCATTTTCAGCAGGAAATTGTCCAGTGGTTTCGCCCAACGGTGCCCGTTAGGTCCGATATAGACCACGGTGATCGGGTAATCGGGGTTGTCCGATTCAGTGTTAGCGAGGCAGTCCACCGTATAAATCACACCGTTATGGTGCTGCCACTTCTCCAGCTTCTTCGGGAGAACTCGCTCGACATCAGCCTCGCCTTTGCAAAGTTCGTTGCATTTCGCAATAAACTCTGCGCTACGCTCTTTCGGGAGATAGCTCACTTTCATCACGCCGAAAGATTCAATAACTTGGCGCGCCTTCTTGAAGCCAAAACGCTCTTTCACGCGCAAGATCGCCCTGTATTCAGGTGTTTCCCACTGATTAGCCATGACGGTACACCTTCTTGCTGGGACCCGGGCAAACTGGGACGTCGATTAACTCCTGCTCGGCAGCACCGCATATTTTGCAGCAGTCCAGCGCGACATCACCGTTGCGATCGAGGATCTGATCAGGAATACCGAAATCACCTTTTTTGTAGAGTACGTGCTGGCCCGGGAAACCGCCGAATGAGGGTGGCAATCCTGTAGGCGTGGACTCGACGACCGCTTTCGGCTTGCCGCAGTACGTACACTGGATTTCCCCATTTGGACCACAATGGGAGTAGCTGCAGTAATGTTCGGGGGCTAGGGCGGGAACAATCACCTTCCCGACGTTACCCTGCAGGTCGGTATGCGGGATCTCCACGGTATCCTGATCGACGACCGGCTGCAGGTCCTGGTTGCCGCCACCGATCTTCGGATAGAATGCTTCAACGCGCTCGCGGGCCATCTTCTCGCTGTACTGGAATGCCGGGCAGAAGCTATGTGATCCATCTGGTGCCTGATGCTCGCTGCCACCGACTTCCTGCCCGCACATGCAATACGGGTCTTCCGGCGCTTCGGTGGAAACAAAGTCGATATACCGGCGCACCTCCAGTTTGAACTCGGCGGCGTCCTTCTCCAGTTGGGAGAGCTGATCGCGAACCCAGCGATTCGAGGACGCGATCATTTTGCTATTCGCGTGCGCCAGGTCAACCTCCTCCAGCAGCGCATTCAACTGGCCTATAGTCAGGCCGATCGGGTCGTCCTTGCCGCATCCGCGCGTGGCCCGGGCAATCCACATCTTGAGTTCCCAGTTAGCCTGATGCCCGTGGGTGCTGCCGAGGATGTAGCGCTGGTACCATTTGCGGCGCTGTAACGTGGCCTCCACGGTCTCCTCCAGCCACGGGGATAGCGCTTCGCTTTCGTCCACGAAGGTATACAGCGTTTCGCTGGTGGCTTTCTCGAAGATCTTATAAATACCCGGGACATCGGCTACCTGGTTCGCCACCAGCAGGCCAGCCTGGATGTCGTTCCATAATGCAAAAGCGTCGGTGTACTGTTTCATTCGTTGTACTCCAGAATTGATTTAACGAGGTCCTGCAGCGCCTTTTTGTGGTCGTCAGTCAGCCGGACCGAGTGCGATCGCAGGGCGGCGTTAAGCGTGTCAACGTCCTCCCGCATATCGGCTTTAACCTTCAAATACTGGTCCCACTCTGCCGGGCTGCGCATGATACGGAAACTCGGGTAATCGGACTGCGTGCCGTCGGACTTTCGGACCTGCACGATGCTGCCTTTCACGGCAACCGTGATGTACTTTCGCCCGTTGCTAATCACTTCGCCCATACCGCTGGCCTTGTTCCTCTCGCGAGGGACGAATACCTTATCGCCGGGTACCAGGGCTAACCACCATTTCGACATGACATCCTCCTGTTTCGATAACGAGATATTAATTACTAGCGGATTGCCTGTCAAACAGTTTCTTCACCCTTCATCGGCTTATAACCAACGTTGTCCCAGCCGCTCGCCGGAAACATCATTGAGATCGCGTTATCTGCCAGTTGAATGATGTCCTCCGAGTAGCAACGGCGATAAAAATCACCGGCACCCGAATCACTTAGTGCATTAACCCAGTCCATGCCCTGACCAGCCGGGTCCCAGGGAGAATGCTGGAATGCCATGTACTCGCGCCAGTCGGGGCGGTCGATACGCGCAATCATCTGATGTGCGCGGCTCGTTCTGCGATAGCCTGCAGCGATCATTTCGTCAACCTGCTCCGGCTTGACCCTGACGTTATGTTTCCGGCAGCGCGGCGATGTTTCACGGTGCTGGTACGGGAAGCCCTCATGAATGAACTTCGGATCGGTGACAGGCCGGTGGTCGGGGATGCGTTCGGCAGTCAGCTTTCTCTGATGTTCGGCCCGGCGCATCGCCTTTCTCTGCTGTGCGTCCCGGCGCATAGTCTTCTTGATCAGGCGCATCTGCCTTTTGGTGAACTTAGCGCCCGTAGTAAACACGCCGCCCACCTCCTTGAAACCCTTTGGGCCGACACGCCAGGCAAAGACCCACACACGCATATGATGGACTGGGTGCCATTCATAACGCTGGGTGTTGTTACACAGCATCGCGGTCTTCCTTAACCAGGGTGAAACGGGTGGCGTTGTTAATCGCATCGCGATCGATGGTCACCATGTACCCGCCAGCCATGACTTTCGCGCGGGTCAGGTTATCGATCAGCAGTTCGGTGGTGCCAGCCTGCAGCATGACCATCGCGATGACGTTGGCGATCGCCTGGTCGGGTGTCGCCATTACCGGGAATGAGTTTTCAGGCGTGATCGTCTTCCGCTCGCGCAGCATCTGAATGGCCTCCTTCTCTCCGATGATCGGGATGCCCATCTCCTTTGCGATCTGCAGCTTGCGACTTGTTTCGACGGTGACATTCCACCCGCCCACGACCAGGGTGGTGTGTTTATTCACGCTGCCCGTGACGATCGCGCCTGCTGCGACAAGGGCGGCTTTCAGTTCATCGCGGCTAACGCTGTCCATAATGCCGCAGATGGTGACGATTGCTCCCTGTAGGGTGGTAGGGATTTCTGATGATGCTCTTTGCATGACATTCTCCTGTAGGGTGGTGGTCCAAAAACGGACCATCATGATCTGGCGTTAATCGGCGGAAAAGGCCGCCGGTCTATTCGGTGCGCGTGATGATCAGCGTCACCGCATAGTTGCCGGTGCTGGTGATGCCGCTCAGGGTCTCACGCGAGAACTTCTTTTTGCCGGACGACTGCAGCGCGGCGATGGTGCTGCTGACTGACGACGCCATGCGCTGACGGATTTCGCTGCTGACGTCTTTCAGGTGTTCGGTGCGCACGTCTGGCTCAACCAGCGTGGTGCGGGAGTACGTCTCGAAAACGTCCAGGGCCTGCAGGCTATCGATCAGGCTGTGCGCCGCGATCCCTTGCTTCAATGCTTCACTCATTTGTTACTCCTGTTATGTTCAACCGTGTTGGTGATGCGGAAATTATAGGATATCCGTGGCGAGTGCAAGAACTTTTTACAGTCCATGCAGAAACCGCAGTCTGGATGCGGGGTCTCGCTGGTTATCTCAAGTACGGCCAATTTTATAATCATGTTCGCCGCCATGCCGATGGCCAGGGATGGCCAACGTTCCGGCCGCATTTTGAATCATGTTCGGCGGCGGGTCTGGCTGGCTTTCTCAAGCACCTACAATTTTTATGTAGGTCGGGTCTCGCTGGCTTTCTCAAGTACCGGAGCCGAGGTCTGGCTGGCTCGCCAAAGTACACGGGCCTGGGTCTGGCTGGCTTTCTCAAGTACCGGCGAAAACGATCGGGCCTGGGTCTGGCTGACCTTTTCAAGTACCGGGCCGGTAGGGTGGTGACCCTCGAAAACCGGATTTTAAATGAAATCAGTCACTTAGGATACCCCCTTGAAAAACCTCGATTTTCGGGATGTCGTTGATTTGTAAGGCTTTTTTGCCGGGCGGCGTGTCCTGGCTGGGGTGGCGATCGCCCGGAGACCGCGCCCCGCCTGGCTTGCGCGGTTGTCTGGTATAGGGGGAGGGGGTGACCGCGCCGGGGAGGATGGCGGGTAGCGGTAACCAGGCGGGGCCTGATACCGGGTGATCCGTGTCACAAAAAACGGAATTTTGACCCGTGAAAATGTGAGCCGGATCACGCTGCAAAAAGTTTTTCTTGCATTCGGGGCGTATTCGGTAGATATTCAAATTCCCTTACGGGGCGGGGGAAAACCCGCAAACAATCGAACATAACCCGAACGCTTAGGAGTTCACACTATGAAAGCAATGCTTGAGCCAATCGCCTTTATCGCCTCGTTAGCCGCGATTCTCTACTTCTGCATTATGGGCGGCGATGCAACGATCGTCGTTTCAATCGTAGGTTGCGCGTTTATTGCCGCACTCGCGATGGCGATTATCACCGCCGCCCTTATCCGTGAAATTTACCGCGCTATCCGCCGCGCCTTTTAATCCGAACGCTCAGGAGTTCCAACTATGTTAATCGAAATGATCCGCGTACTGACCGCCACCGCCGCCGCCGTTGAATCTAAAACAATGGCCTTGCGCGAAGCTAAATCCGTGATCGAACGCCAGGCGGGGGACCTCACCGGGACTGCCAACTTAGGCGACACGGTGCAACGCCTCCACATTGCCGGGGAAATGCGCGATCTCTTAACCTTGCGCCGCGTGGCGACGTTTACCCGTGAAATCAAACCAGTGATCGCAATGCTGGAAAAATTCCAGGCTGACACTCACGCCGCCGCCGTTGCCGCGAATAAGCCTGCCCACGATAAAGCGGAGGCCGAACGCCAGCGCCAGGAAAGCGCCCGCGCCGCGCTGGTGGAGAAACAGCAAAAGGAGTTAGCCGCGCTGGAAGCAAACCAGACGATCGAATCATCGTTACCCGTACCGCCGCGCCATATCGTTAACAGTTCGATCGGGGATATGTGCTGTTATCAGGTTGATGGGTTGCGCGGGGCGATCGACCTCATGAAACAGTTTTCTAACCTGGTGCCAATGGCGCAAGGGCGTGATGGTCACGTTAGGATCGCGCCGCCGGAAATGTTGCCAGCCCGCTACGCGATTAAAGAGGGTGAAATGTATTCCGCTTGTTTCGACGTGTCCGGCGGCGTTGATCGCCACGTTGACGGGGCAAGCGTTGCGCTCGACTTCTGGACACGGATCGCCGGGCGCTTATTGCACATTAAGATCGATATTAAGGGGCCGGATTACATCGGGCATTACAATAAATTCGTACCCGTCTGTAATATCCAGCGGGGATACAATAACAACATTATTTCGTGTACCTGGACGCCGGGCAAGTATGCCTCCACATTAGGCCGGGCGATCGTATGGGCAACGGGTGATAGTGGTGCTGTTAAAAAGTCATATCACCACGATCATTTAATATTGGCGGATCACTGGCAGGAGATGCCGATCACCGAATTTTGTGAATTGTTCGATCGCCTGGAAGCGTTGATCACGCTGGTGGAAGCGCCGGAAATAAAGCCGGAAATTATCGAAAACGCGGAATATGAGGCGCATCGCGCGGGCGAATATCCGTTATTTAGCGAGGATAACCCTTGCCCCAATAAATCATATGTTGGCGCTTTATCCGTATGCGTATGCCATTGCGACAAGCCGAACGAATGCCCCGGCGTTAACGCGGTCCGTAAATGGTATGGCAAAAATAACTAATTGACTCTTTTAACCTGAACGCTTAGGAGTTCCAAAATGATTTTATCCTCAATTAATAAAGATCAACGCCTGTATGTTATGCGCTCCGGCGCTGGTTATTCCTGCTATGGTTTCGACGTGCTTAACAATAAGGCGGCTGGCGTTTTATCCTGGCTTAAAGAGCAAGGCCGCGCGGCTGAAATGATATTAGGGGCGCAAGGTATCGACGTTTTAAGCCTGGCTATCCCCGATCGCGTTGGCACTAAGAAACATTTTGCAGCGTGCGACAAGGTGATCGCGGCTGGCGGGGTATATGCCCGCCATAGCCGCACGCAATGCCCGATTGACCTCACCCCTCAATTAAAAGGGCTAGTGGGGCGGCGCGTGGAAGTGATCGACTGTTACGGGGAGAAACGGCGCTTTATCGTGGGCCGTTCGTGTGGCTGGATGCCTTGCCACCTGGAGATCGCCCGCCGTGATTCATCCGGCGGCGGCGCGGTAACGGGCACGCCGTTTAAATCTGTAAAGGTAGTGGGGTAAATCATGGGACACAATAAAGAGATCGCCGCGTTATTCAGCGCGTTTAAAGCAGACGGGATTGATCCGATTAATTTCACCGCCTGCATTAACTCAATTCATGAAATGACGTTGCCGAAATATTTAACGGGCGTTTATGTGGATTATGTTTATCCGATCGCCGTGTATCTGGATTGGGTTAATAACTTTTTAACCGTTGAACGTTTCGCGGAATATTACGGCGTGCCTGTTATCGTGGCGCATAACTGGATCGCTATCGGGCACAATTTGCATGAGGACCACGCGGCATATCATAAGGGGGCCAAATGAATAGCAACGCGACCCCGTATTACCTGCAAACGAACACCCTGTTTACCTATGAACAATTAAAAATTGAGACGGATAAGCGCGGTTTAAGCATGTTGGATTTAAAGGACTACATTGCCATTAAAAGCCGGGGCAAATACGGCTGGGACGGATCATTTTATAAAGTGTACCGGGCGCACAAAGGCGCAATGAGTCAGCGGGATGGCCTGAGCATTCGCGACTGGAAGCGGATCGTATTTTGGGCGGGAGAGTTCGCCGCCGCCCGTGGCGAATCGTGGGGCTTTACCGGGGGCGATCTGGATGCAATCGAATGATAACCAGGTAACAGCGGGGACGGCGGCGCATACGCTCGTTAAGGCCCTTTTTACCGCGATCGCCGTGGCGCTATGGCTTTTGCACCTGTTTACCGGCAAACCGTCGCTAACCACGTTCCTGATAACGACGGCGCTTTTTGTGTTTATCGCGGCGCTATTTGAACCGCGAAAACCGCCGCCGGATACCGAAGATTGACCGCGATCCGCGTCACAAAAAACGGAATTTTTACCCGTGAAAATGTGACGCGGGTCACGCTGCAAAAAGTTTTTCTTGCATTCGCGGCGTATTCAGCGGATATTTAAATTCCCTTACGGGGGCGGGGCAAAACCCGCAAACAATCGAACATAACCCGAACGCTTAGGAGTTCAACAAATGACTACAATCACCGCCTTTACTCAATCCCAGTGCAACGCGCTCACCTACGCCGCCGCGCTCCTCCTGAAACGCATCAAGGCCCGCGCATGGTCTCTTAAAGCGGCCCGCCTGAATATCACCGGAGCTGATAAGCGTGATTTGGGCGTGATGCCTCATTTCGAGCTGTTACCAGAAGGCCGCGCCGCCCTGTTAGCCTGCGTCACCGATCGCCGTGATAGCACGATCGCGAACCTGGACGAATTGCGCATTACCGCCGCCGATCACGCCCATAAGCTGTACAGCGCCGATCGCTGGTTTAATGTGCGCGTGGCAAACGTTGAGGAGTGGGCCGCGAAACATCACGCCGCCGATAACATCACCAGCGCGGAGATCCGCCAGGCTATCCGCGATATGGAAAGCGCCGGAGACGTTAACGGGGATGGGACTTGCTCACAATACATCACGATGATCCTGAATAAACGCGCCCCGGTTAGCCAGACTAACGACGAAAACGAAAAATTAAACCGTGATTATCTTAACGATCATTGGATCGAACTTCCCTCATACACGGGGACCGGGATTTACAACGCCTATAAATCAGCGTGCGCCAAATGTGACGACATCAAAGAAAAAATGGAGATCGAACGCCGGGCGATGATCACCGCTGAAAGCGATCGCCAGTTATCCACGGCGTTACGCCATAAAGAGCAATTAAATTCTTTCATGCTGCAATATGGCGCGGCGCTTATCCGCCGGGAGATCATCGGTAACGCGGTTGCGTTTAGCGTGCCCCAGGGTGATAAAGAATATCGGGTTACCTGGTCCGTTGACGTGTACGCGACCAGCTACGAAAACGCCGCAAAAGACGTAACGCGCTCCTATTTCCGCGAAGGCCTGGAATTAACGCCTGATGGGGCGGCGGTATTCGAGGTATTACGCCGCGATCGTGGCTGGGAAGATAAAAGCCCGATTGTATGTGACCTGACCAAACTGAACGCGGGAGACTGGGAATAATGTTTACTGTAATCACGAAATTTAACCCGCCAACTAATAACCGTGGCGCACGCATCACCGTTAAGAGCGAAAAAGGGCAAACCGTTTTCTCTGGCGGTATGCCAGGCGATACCCCGCGTGAATGGCACGAAAGCGCGATCGTCGCGCACATTACTGAAATGACCGCACGCCGGGCGCTGGATATTGAGGACACGGACGCGATCGAATTTCAGGGATACGAATCAACATCACGGGCGGTATTAACGCCGGATCATTCTGGTTACGTGCAATTTTGGCAGGAGGTTTAACCATGCGTAAATTTACGGCTTTTGTTCTGGATTGTGACCGTTACCCGCTCGATCCGTATGTAGCGATCGTGGAAGCGCGGAGCGCGGCGGGCCTGTATGACGCAATCATGATGGATTGGGCTGAATCAAAGCTATGCGGGGCGGTTGAGCTTGATATTGCCCGCGCTGAATGGGCGAATCATAGCGCCTCGCTGGTGGCGGTAGTCCCTGGGGAGTTCGCTGGTCTGTACTGGGAAAGCGATCCGGCGGGTATCAGTGAGGCCGATTTGTTCGCCCACGGTTTCACGTATGACCGGGAGGAGACCGCCGCCGAACTACTGGCCCGCGTTGATGCCTTGCCGTTAGCCGAAAAATTCCCGGCCCCTTATGACCGTTATCACCGATCGCCGCTGGACGCGGGCGCGGAGTGGAACGAACAAGAGGGTGAAATGTGGAACCGCGCCATCAAGTTCGTTCGCCGCACGCTCAAAGGAGCAAAATAATGGATAACGCAAACAAGGCACGCTGTTTATCACTGGCGGTCACATTAGCCGAACGCCGCACATTAGCGGCCCACGGTCGCTATCGCTGGTTACGCGGTTGCGTGCGGGACGCGAAAGCGCAAGGCAAGCGCGATCTTGCCCGCGTGCATACCCTGGAAGCGTGGCGGGAGCGTGCTGCATTTAACGCGGCCCGCGAAGATCGCCGCCGGGCGCTGGTGGCGTTTAACGAGGAGACCGCGAACCATGAAAGCGCCTAAAAAGCAGTTTATCAGCGTGCCCACGGCGTCCGGCGATCAACCTGCTGAATTGTTCGCGCGGTTCGTTTACGAGTTCAACGGCGGCGGTTGCGTACAGGTTATCGTTACCCAATTGCCGGGCAAGCCGATCACCGTTAGCGAGGAGACCACGCGCTATAAATTCGCGGATCTCGACGCTTATCAACTGGTGGCGGCAAAAGGTGATTACGCGATCGCGGCGGGAATGGTGCTGGACGCGCTCAAACGTAAATACGGGGTTATGAAAATTCTTGCGGCTATCGACCGCGCCCCGAAATATCAGGGGCCAGAGTTATGACGCGGGCCTATATCAAGTTAACGCGGGCCGCGCTTATCGTGCCCGGTGACGGCGTTTTCATGCTGGACGATGTGCCCGCCGGGCGATACAGCAAGCCGGGCGATCCTAAAAAGCGGTGGCGTTGTTATAACGTGGCGGCGGTGGATACGTTCGGAGGCAATCGCATCATATTACTTTTGACGCTCCGAACCGTGGAAAAAAAAGAACTCCATTATTCCAGGATAGTCGATAAAACCGAATACTTGCCGCGCCTGGTGGCGTGGATACGGGAAGATGAAAATGATTAAAAACGTGTTAGTGCGCCGGGCCGATGGGCGCGAAATGGTGTACCCGGCGGAGGCCGTAAAAGTGAACCAGCGCGGCGGGCTTTATGTTGTCGTGTCCCTTATCAGCCTGATGGCGTGCGAATTAATCGAATACAAGGAGGCGCTTTAATGTTCGGATTAGTGGTAGTCATATGCGCGGGGTTAGTGGGCGATCCGGCTGAGGAGTGCGGGCGCGAAGTGGTAGACGGGCCTTTTAACACGTTGACCGAATGCGGGCTTGCCATTGCCCATCATGCGGATCGCTATCAGGTAGCGGATTATCAATGCTCGCGATTAGTGAGAGATGGGCATAAGTGGGGAGACAAGCCCGCCGACAACCCGCCACCAGTAAGCCCACAATAACCGCCCTTCTGTAAGGCCCGCCCATAAAGCGGGCTTTTTTATTGGTGGATCTCCACCAGCGTGATCCCCGTGTATGCCGCCAGTATTGGCGCGGTATCAGTACACGGCGGAGGCCGTTCTATACCCTCGTTATGTAGGCCCTACGTAATGCCCTCGCAATAACTCTCCGTGTATCTGATGCCCTATCATTGCGCCGCGTGGCGGGCTATCCGTATGCCTGCCTTGCGTGGCTATCAGGTAACACGAAAGAATGATTATCTGATGCCCTATGTTACCCGGCTAATGCGATCCTATCAGGCAAGATCATACGTAAGAACTATGGCGATCTGAAAAGTCAGCCTAACGGGTGATATATGCCCGTGATTCTATGCCCCTGGGAGCGCGTATGCCGGGCGATCGCATAGTAAGGTAAGCCTACCTATTGCCTCATACCTTGAATCGTTTGTAGCGCGTTTCAGGAGTCCCTACGCGATCGGGGTCTCCGGGTCCCTCCCCCAGGGAAATCGGCACCGCGGGGGCGCTGAGC